ATATTCGTATATTAAATAAAAATGTCTGGAGCTGTAGCTGCTCATGCTTCGTATAATGGAAGTGGGACCCAGGGTCTTGCTGTTACAAATAAAATTACCGCCAATGACAGTGATGTAATGTCTGTATTCTATAACAAAAATGATACTACCCGTCAGCTTCTATACGGCTCGTCTATTATGGAAATTCCAACAAGTGGTGTCTCGGGTACCACTAGCTGGGGTGGAAATCAGATTTTTACAGTAAATAATGACATTGATGCTCTTGGAGATTTGTACCTACAGGTAGGTGTAAAATGTACCGCTCCCCCCAATACATCTAAGTTGGGCTCGGGTACTGTAGCTTCGGGTGCACTAAAGGATATTCCCGATGGTTTCACATTTAATAACTTCGGTCTAGCTTCTATCATCGATCGCGTAGAATTTCAGGTCGGTACCCAGATCTGGCAGACATTAGAAAATGATGACATCTTAGCGTGTAACTGCACTGAGATGGGCGAGGGTGTTTTCAAGCGTTTTGGAACCCAGGCAAACGGTTTTGTAAACACAACAGGGGTAGAGTTGGATACCGCCGGTAGAACAGCTGCTATATACGAACCTAATCATTTAAACTCAGATGGTAATTCCTCGTTGCATAACTACATGAGTAACCCAAGTCTTGGAAATAGTAACGATTCTTACGTTTGGAAGCACCAATCTGGTTACACTTTAGATGCTTTAGTAAATACAGGTAAATCTACTTTAGCGGGCGGTTTCCAGGAAGTTCCCGCCTCCGAAGCCAACCCCCAGAGCCGAAGCATGTTCCTTCGTCTTCCACTTCTAACTAAGACCATGGCTCCTGAGCTACAGGGGTTTACCGAGAACACTGAGAATGGTTATCTAATGGCCGCCGCGCCACACCAGTCTGTTAAAATCAAGGTATATTTCACTGATGACCTTTCTAAGGTATTCACCGATTCTCATGAGAGCATTGTTCCAACTTCATCCCAGGTATCTATAGAACCAGGCAAGCTTTACGGTCGTTGTATGATTATGTGTAACGAGGAGCGTGAGATGATGAAGACACAACCTCAGGGTATTCCTAAGCGTCTTAAGATGACTCAGAATGTTAATAAATCTCAGGATGCTGGTTTCGAACAGAACTACACACTTGATTTAGATCATTTCTCGTTGTATTCGTCTCACCTTATCATTACCGTAACCGGCGAAGCTGGTTGTGGTTTAGATAGCGCCGAGCTTAAGCTCAATTCGTCCTCTTTCTCGGGTACAATTGATGCTCAGTTATTAGATGGTACAACTGCCTCCTCGCTTGGTCTAATTTCCAATTCTCTCGATAACGTAATGGGTAATAACATGAGAGACCCTGATCAGTCGAGAAAGTCTATTTATGTTTTCCCCCTAGCTTCGCGTGCGTACGGTGGCTCGTCGGTACCCCTTAATCGTTTTGATAACATTAGACTTGTTCTAAGTTTCTCGAAGGATGCTAAGGCTACCACTGTTAACGTAACATGTGTAGGTGAGACAACTTCTCTATTCAAGGGCGGTGCTTCTTCTCTTGCTATGTATTAAATACATATCAGATACATTTATAAAATACCCAATTTAATTCCTTACATATTAACAACCATATTCTCTCCTGTTCGAATAATTTCTCTCTACTTTTTAGAAGAGGGAAATAAATTAAATATTCAGGTTTGTTAAGTATTTCAAAAAATTTATATAACGTATAAGAATAGCTTAAAAAATTTTTCCTTTCTTTGGGGCAGTGTTTTATGAAAGGTTCTTGTATTTTGTTAAACATATCAATTAATTTATCTTCAAGTTGTTGTGAAATAATAAGCTGTTTATTTCCTGTAATTCGGTGGATTATGTTCGGTATGTGTTCATAATACTTATTTAATTTTAATTTTTTAAGAAATTCTTTAATCTTATAATATGTTATTAAACTTTTATCTGTTAGTCTCTCTTTCTTTATCTCATTTATTATCATAGTTATGATAACATCAGGTATATAAGTACCTTCCCTTCCTTGTATTTGTGTTATCCATTCCTTAAAATGACTTGTCCTTTTATAACTATAGGGTTTAATAAAATCATGTGTTTCAGAAACATTCCATTCTGGTGTAGAAGAAACAGGGTTATTTTCTGTTAAACCACATGAATAACATATATTTAATCCAGATGGAGTATCTTGAGTTGTATTATTTCCACAATTCTTACATGTGTATGTGTTTGAAGAATAGTCTATACTATTAATTTCTTCTGGGAAACATTGTTTCATATACATTTTATAGTTATCTTCATTCTTTTTTTCCATATCCATTGACACATACTTAAAAATACCATCATTACTACTTTCGATATTCTCTGTATATTCGACACAGTCTATATTTTTAATAAAATCAATAGAATTAAATAAATATTCCGTTAAATTTTCGCATTTTTCTATAGAATTTATTTTATTATTTAAATTGTTAATTTTTATATCTATATCTGATATTTCATTTTTTTTATCTATATTTAATAGTTTATTCGTTCGTTTATTGTTTTTTAACTTTATTAATGCGTTTAATTCTTTTTTGTATCTCGGTAGGGTGTCGGTTTCGGCTTCTATTTTATTTATAGTTTGATTATGCTTAGCACTTATAGACATTCTAGAATCGCTATGAACCGTTTTTTTTGATAATCTAAATGAACTCATTATGATTTACAATAATATTAATTATTTTTTTAAACATTTTAATAAATTTAAAAATATTTTTTAATTAACATTAATAGATGTTAATTAAATTTAATTTATTATTATCATACAGAATACTGAAAAAATTATGTAAAATAAATAAGATAAAATATGTAAGTAAATGTAATAAATTTCAACTCTTAAATAAACTTAACGATTTTAAAACAGTAACTTACATACAAAGACATTTTAGAAAAAAATTAATAAAAGATGATATATGTAAGATATCATTAGAAAAATTAAGATATCCCTTTATATCCATAAAGATTAATAAATTCTTCTTTTATTATGACTTCAATACGTTTATTAATTATTTAGAAAAAACTGATAATTTTATAGATCCATGTACAAGGGTGAAAATAACAGATAAAAAAATAATAGAAATTAATAAACTTATACTTTATTATTATGGACAAAATACGACTAAAGTTATTGTGTCACCAACTATGCAACGTGATGTAGAATTAAATATAATAACATATTGTATGTATGATATAATAACAGAGCTAAATATAATAAAACCTCTCAATGTAGATGATTTAGATTTATATACTCACATCCTACCAAGAATGATTTATTATGCAAGATTTTTAATAAAAAATCATTCAACAGAGGATAGTAATATGGTAATAGAAGCATGTATTCAGAGTATAACTAATAATAATTCTTTAGCTACTTTAATAAAAACTTATTTATCTAGATTAATTACCACATAAATTACTAAAAAATACGAATATAAAGAAACTGTATATAAAGAGATATAAAGAGATATGTGTGAAATATGCGATCCTAAACAAAAATACATAGACACACCTTGTATATGTCATAAAAATTTTAAAACATTTTTTGAAGATTATGAGAAAATAAGATCTTACAGTAATTTAGGTTCTTTCGATATACTCAAAAAATGGTCTATATCAACAATGACTATATGTTGCAACTTTAATTCTATAATAGATCATCAATTATATAGAGATAGATTTATTAATAATGAAGATTCTAAAGTTTTTTATAACTGTATAAATACATATATAACAGTAAAATATCAGGATAAAAAAAGAATATCTTTAAAAATATTTAAAAATGGAAATATTCAATTAGCTGGGGTATTAAATGTTATGTCTGCTACTTATGCGGTGAGAAAAGTATATAGACGACTTACAGAAGTTAAGGCATTTTTAAATCCGGAATTTTCAAAAATTACAGACCTTCGAATATGTATGATCAACTCTGATTTTAAAATATCGAAAAACATCAAACAGAATGTATTATGTGATATTCTAGATACTACAGGAGAAACCATTATAAGCAGGTATTCATTTGATCCAAGTAAATACCCGGGGATAAATATAAAAATTGAAGACCCAGAAACAAAAAATAAACTAACCGTTGCTGTATTTAGACCAGGTAGTATTATTTTAACAGGGGGTTTTGATATAACCCTATATTTTAAGACTTTAAAATTTTTAATAAAAATTTTAAATAATAATGAAATAATATATTAATATGTTAACAATTTCTAATATAAATAACATTTTAGATTTTTCATTTAAAGACGATAGAAACACTAGAGGTATATATAAAATGATACTTAATTTATTTGAAGATAATGATATTTTTGAATTAGATAGTATAATATTAACACTTATATACCTTCGAAGGTATAAAAATTCTAATTCGGTTATCGATAATAAAAATATAAAAGACCTTATTGAAACGTGTTTAATATTATCAAATAAATTCATGTGCGATTTTGAAATATCAGGAAGAGGACCTTTAGAAAAACATGTTTTGAATAAAATAAATTGGAAATTATATGTAGACAATGACGAATTCGAAAGTGTTAAAAATATAACAAATTCCAATTTCATTAAATGTAAAGATATTATAAGTTGCTATTAAATTATTCTTCTGTTATATCTTCTAAAACTTTAGTCTCGGGGTTATCTAGGGATATTTCTACGTGCTTAGGAGGATCCATTTTATGTTCCACTTTTGTAACATTAGTTTCAACCCTTCTTAAGTGTTCAGCTAGAATGTCTATCTGTCTGTTATGTTCTTTAGAATTGCTATCAAAGCTATCGCCCCTTGTAGTAATATTAATAACATCATTGTTTAACATCTGTAATTTTTTATAAACCTTGAACATAAAAAAAGAGCCAATAACTATAATACAAAGAAGTATAACAATAAAAATGATAGAATTATTAACCGAAGAATCTTTCGTTATATCTAAATCAGGTAAATGTTCTTGTGTCTTTGGCATTTTATTATAAGATATTAATTACATTTTATTTATATAATATCAACGTAAAATAATTTATTCTGGATCATCTTCATCATTAGAATCATTAATTATGTCAATACCCTTAAAAAACATAGTTCTTTTTAAAACAATTCCAGAACCTCGCGGATATTCTTTACTACCCTGTTGAATTACCTTTATTCCGTTATTTGTAAAAATACCTCCATAATAATCCTTTGTGAACTGTTCTTTTGCTAGATTATTTTCTCTTACATGTTCATTAAATTCTTGAGAAAATACTTTCGCGGGTATGTAAAATTTATCACCGAATACAACCTTACCAGACTTAAGAAAGTTCTGTAGTGCGTTAGTCGTTTGTTCCATATCTTCCTTATTCTCATGAAAATATCTAGGAAGTATATCCCAGATACCCCTAATTCCATACTCCCTGATAGCAGAATAATAAGCAGATATGCACAATTTCATAATAACAGGAAGTTCCTTAGCCAATTTCTTATCTATAGCAGTATCTGTTTTTGTAACCTTTTTCCAAAAATTTACAACAACTGTTCTTCTGGAAACACTTTCGGAGTTATTTTTATATCTCATAATTTTATTACCACCCATTGTCATGTGAAGAGTCCAATCAATAGTTTCGTCGTTTTTATACTTTTCTGAGTACGTGTTTCTCCCACCTTCTACAAGAAGCTGCCAATCAGTTTGTTCCATCTTAAAATTTTCGGAAATCTCGGGTGCCAATACCATGAACTTATTTACATGGGGTTTGATACCGAACTTAGTGTCTATATTATTTGAAATAATACCAACATCTTCTTCGTCATACCATTTTTGCAAAATTTTCATAAGAACTGTACTCTTACCTGTACCAGCCTGACCCAATAGATACAATAGGCATTGCCAGTTATCTAGATCTCCAATTTTAAAACACTTTCTACCCATAAAAACACAAAGCCATCTTTGAACCTCTTCTGGAAGTTCTTGATAATCTAAGAGACTTTTAAAAGTTGGGCAATACTCAATAATATCAAACCAATCTCCGATGTCATCAAAATTGTTAAATACCTGATCATGGTATTTTGCAGCAACTGAAAAATTAGTTATGTATGGATGTTTTTGTCCATAAGGAACAAAGATGTCTTCGTAGTAAGGAGTTTCTCCTTCTGTTGCCGTATTATATTTTGTAATATAGTTACCATTCTTGAATGCAAAGAGGTGTCTATCTTTTTTAAGTTCTGGTAGTTCTGGTCCCATGAACTCAGTGAAGTATTTTTCAGCCGAGTTTATATTTCCAGCATTTGATGTTGCATTCTTCCATTGATTAAAGTTTATCTTATGATCTGTTTTTTGGTACAAATATTCTTTAAGAGTACAATGTTTTTGCCATGCATGGGTATTATTACCATTTTTCAAGAGTGGTCTATATAAATTTCCATTAAACTTTGAAAAACCATCTTCTGCAAACTGTTCAATCATATAAAGAAGAAGACACTGATAAGCTGTCTTTTTAGAATCATCTTTAAATCTAGCATACTTGAACAGAATGTCTGGATCTTCGTTAGATAGTGAATTATGTTCTGGATCACATGTTCTATGTAGTAGATATACATCTCGGATAAGTCTTTCTCCATAGAAAATAACTTCATATATTTTATTCCATCTACCAGAATATTCTTCATATTCTGGTACTAGTTTTTTAAATTTAGTAAACACCAAGGTTGTTTCATACATAGCTTTATCTAATTCTATTTTCAAAATACCAATATCTATTGTATCTAAATTACTAGTGTTTAAAGAACTAAAAGAATTTTTCATTATTTCACCCATATTCGAAGAATTTATACTCCATTTTTTATCTAATTCTTCAAAAAACTCAAATATAGCCTCACGGTCTGCATTTTTAATTTTTTCTTTTACATTGTTATTCCAGTTTCTGTTATTTTCATATATAGACATCGGGTGATATAAGTTAATATAATATATTTTTTTAAGTAAATTTTTTATTATTAAATATTGTATTTTATACACGTTAAAACCTGTATAATAAAATAAATTCATTATATAATGAAGACTGGGCTTCTTTTAAAAAAGAATGGCGAAATAGACGAAATTAAATTTAAAAAGATTAAGTTTAATTTAGAAAATGACGATTTTGAAGAATATAAATATTACATTAAATGTAACGACTATATTATCCTATATAATAAAATAGATAAACACTTAAATATACATATAATTCCTTTCACGGAAGATAAATTTTATGGAGACATATTAATAATTAAAACAAATAAAAACAACGACATTAATAATTTAACAAAAGATACATATATTAAGATTATTTCTAAAATTAAGATAGAAGAAAATAATATGTACTATAGTTCAGAAGATATGTCAGATATAGAAGATAAGCCATTATTTAGCTTTTAGAGTTTTTACAGTAGTTGTTTCCCTCCCTTCTATATAAATGTAATTATGTAGATACTTAGATTTTTCTTCCGCATTCATGTCTGTAATAATATCAGAATCGTCTGAAAAAAACTTATATATTCTATCATATGCATCACCCTTTGTGACAGTCTTAGTGTTTTTAGTTTCTTTCATTTCATAAGAAGCGTCATCTGTATTACACATATCTAATTTATTACAATCCATAAAATTGATAACCTCTTCCTTTTTACTATCTTTCAATCTATTAAGTTCTTTTATTTTATCTTGATAAGGTTTCATTTTAGCCTTCAGTTCTTTTATTTGTTTTTCTATATTAGTAAATTCTGTAATATCTTTTTTAAAAAATTGAATTTCTTCGTCTGTGACAGCTAACATTTAACTAAGTATCTTGGATTTTTTTAAATTAATTAATATATATAATTCAAATATTAATACTAAAATAAATATCAAAAGTAATATACAATAAATTTTAACAGGGAATACTACAATATCTACAACAGTTTTGAATTCTTCTTTAGTTTCATTGTTTAGTATTGATGATAACATCTGTTTATTATATTAAACAGGTATTTATTTTAATCACTGAACGCCTCTTCTATATTATCATCTTCGTCAACTGTATCATAATCTATATCTAATATGTAATTTTCATTTTCATCTGAAAAATCACTTGAATCTTCGCTTTCTATAATAGATTCTAGATTTATCAAATCAATGTCGTATTTTATATTTTGTTTTTTATTGGTAATCTTTTTGGGTTTATATTTAGGTTTATATTTAGGTTTATATTTAGTAGGAAACACAACGGGTTTTCTTACGTCATCTGGTTTATATTCCAATCTTTTAATTAGCTGTTCAATACTTTCTTTATTTAGAAAAAATGGTTTATATTGTAGTTTTCTTAGGTTATAATTTATTAATGAAATATAATTGGAAATGTTAACTGGGTAAATCTGTGCTATCCTGAGTAAATTAATATTAGATTCAATGTCTTTTCTGCTTTTTTCGTCACCGTGAACGTATTCATCTAGTATGTATTTTTCATGTTCTTTTTTTACAATAATAGGACTATCAATAACTATTCCGGTTTTTAATATTTTTTTATTATAAAAATCACATTTAGATTTCTTTTTTCCGTCAATAATATATACTCCGCATGTAGAAATTAAAACCCTCTTATAAAAATCCCCATCCGGTTCAAGTGTTTGACATACAAAACATCTAACTACACAATTGCAATTCATATCGATAATATAACTACCTGTTTATATTATTAATATGTATTACCCTTTTAAATATATATTTAATTACATACTTAAAGCCATATTAACAGACGTGAATACAATATTAAATATAAGAATTGAGCTTGCAATTATAGCTCTATTGTTTATTACAAGAAGATGTACCAACTGTGAGAAATAAGACAGGTTTTCTACTCCATATGTTGGAACAATTTGTTCAGATGTAGCAAAAGGAAGAACTGCAAATGAATATACTATGTTAAATAAAACTGCTATAACGGAAGCTATCAAACATTTATTAATAATAACTGATGAAGTGTTTATCATTTATATAGTAAACAATATATTTAAAGTTAAAAAAAATAATTAAAAATATGAAGGGTAGAAAATGTAAACAGAGTAATGAACTTAAAAAAAAATTAACAGTTACACCTTTTATACCAGGGGCTCCTATTCAGATACACTACTGTCTTTACAAGACATGTGTAAAAGATACGTTAAATGCAAGTGTAATGTACATACCCAAACATTTTTCCAAAGAAGGTGAACTTATAGAAAATAAAGTAAATCTTTGTAATTTTAACATAAATGGAAGTCCTAGAGACTACCAAAAAGAAGTTATAAACACTCTACACAAAGAACTCACAACAAAAGAATCTTGCATAGCATGTTTATATACCGGTTGGGGAAAAACTTTTGCATCCCTTTATATAGCATCACTGTTGGGTGTAAAAACCATAATTCTTGTAAATAAAGAAACACTTCTGGAACAATGGAAAGAGCAAATAATAAAATTTTTAGGAGTTAAACCAGGTATAATACAGGGTAAAGTTATAAACACTGAACCAGATATATGTATAGGAATGATCCAAAGTATTTCTATGAAAGATTACCCAGATGATACATTTGATAGGTTTTCTCTTTCTATTTGGGACGAAACGCATCACTATTGTTCAAAGGTGTTTTCATATGCTTTTTATAAAATAGGATCAAAATACAATCTAGGTTTAACAGCCACTTTAAAACGGGCAGATAAATTAGAACATACACTTAGCTGGTTCTTAGGTGATGTAGCGGTGAATGTACAATTACTTATAATAGAACCTATTATAAAGGTGTATACATTTTATGAACACCCTGATAATACTATTAAATACTTACCAAATGGTAAAGTAAACAGTGCTGCAAGTATAACAAATGTAACAGAAATCAAATGTAGAGATTATCTCATAACAAGACTTATAGAAGAACATGCAAAGGAAAAGCGTAAAATACTTGTATTATCAGATAGAAAGTGTCATTGTAAAAAGATTGTTCACGACTTAAAGAATATATGTGGAATGTACACAGTTGGTTTATATTATGGGGGTATGAAAAAAGATGAACTAAATCTTTCAAATAAATGTGACATTATAGTTGCAACATATCAAATGGCTTCAGAAGGCTATGATAATCCAGAACTCGATACATTAGTTTTAGCTTCTCCTAAATGTAATATAGAACAAGCTGTCGGGAGAATACTAAGAAAAATAAATAAAAATCTGCCAGTTGTGATAGATGTAAATGATAGTATTAGTATATTTAATAACTGGAATAAAAAAAGACTATCATTTTATAATTTAAAAAAATTTAATATAATTTATCCTGAAAATAAAACACAAATTGTTAAAAAATGTTGTGATTTGCCTATTGAATATTTATTTCGTGATACTGGCGAAGTTTAACGTATTATTGGATACTCCCCTGGATTCGAGTGGTTGAATGTATCTTTGAATATTTCTCGAACCATTGTTTCTCCCAAAAGAACTGGTAAAATCATTACCAGAAGATAAATTTGTAGCAGTATTTATTTCACTTACCTGTTGTATATGACCTGTATTGTGTCCGCGACTATTAATGGTTTTAGAAAGACTTTTTTGTCTACGAGTTTCAATTGTTTTTATTTTAGCGTTATATTCTTCTTCATCTTCTTCTATGCCAGCTGGATCAATTTCAACATTTTGACCTATTACAGGGGCTTTTCTTGATTCGCCCTGAGAGAATCCTCTTGGGTGAATACCGTAATATCCGCCAAAATCATTACCTCCGCTCATTTTATTAAGATTGCGTTTATAATTATTATATCTTCTTTTTCCATTACTAAACATAAATTCCTTATGGTTATTGGTAATTTCTCTATTTGAAACTCTCGTATTATTCATTGGGGTTGGAGCAATGCGTGGTTCTTTAATAAACACCTTCCAGAACATAAGTCCCAATATCGATATAAAAAGTAAACCGCCTAAAATCCACATTGCGTACCCTCCTAGTATTTGCCCTCTTGTATTATTTCCGGAACCTACTTGTGCCGTTCTAATGTTATTAAGCTTGCCTTTTACACCTGCTAATTTTGAGGCTCCACCTGCCGCCATGCTTGCCATTTTTGCCGCTGCTAATACTGGCAGGACCATTTTATATTTATGATAAAGTAAATATATTTATTTTTAATTAAATTCATTATCATATTACGGTTCTTCGGTCATCATATTTAATTCATGTGTGTATTCTTTTATTTTTATATACATATGTATTAATAGAATAAAACATAATAATAATACGGCTCTACAATTAGTCGAACTAAAGAAATCGTACAGGTATTTCATTTAATATATATTGTATATAATTAAATTACATTTAAATCAAATAGGTAATGAATAAATAGAAGATATAGTAAAACCACCGATTACAGTTGTTAGGGCATCTATTTCCCCTAAAATATAATAATATATGAGTGAAACCATAAGACCGGACAAACCATCTGCTAAGTAAGATTGTATTCTAGGCATAACTTGATAATAATATTTATCTAGATATGGGAATAAACCAGAATATCTCATAGGAATTCCTATTAATGCGCTAATGCAGAAAATTACAAAAAAATTATATGAAGTAGCCGAAGGAACTCCGGAATAAATAGAATAAATAATAGCATAAGTTACCGCACCAACAAAACCGGCTATAAGGGAAGCAGCCAATGGTGTATGCTGTTTAAAATATTCTCTAATCCTGGTTGCTCCCCCTAGATAAGAAGGTAATAAATTTAAAAGCAAATCAAAAACTGCCGTAATTATAAATGATAATACCAATCCATTTAATAATTGTTTATCCATTTAGTTATATATAATTATATATAATATAAATAAATGAAATCTTTTAAAGCAATTGTTTTAGAATTAAGAGAAAACGATTATTATATCAAACTTATAAACATACTCTTAGTTAATGGGTTACTGGATATATTCGAGGAAGAACTTAAAGATTGTAAAATAGATTATTTACCTCTTATCTTAAATTTGATGACGTTTTTACATACACATAAAAGATTATTTAAGGATTTTACACCCGATTCTATAGAAAATATTATAATTATAAGCGTTGACGAGTTATTAACTAAAAAGTACAAAATAGAAATAGATGAGAAACAGTTATATATAGCTCTTCAGCTTCTTAAAAACACTCATATGTATAAAACTATATACAGAGAAATAAAAAGTATATTGATGAGATTGTATTATAAATTAAAAAAGACATCATGTGGATGTTATTCTAAACCAATTATAAAATTGGAGCAAGGCAGTATTTAAGAACTCCGAGATTTGCCACGTTGTATAAAACCGTAAGAGGATAATTAGTTTTAAGATAAATTTCTACAGTTCCGCATAAATTTGTCGATTTTGTAAACAGTTGGATGTATTTAATATTATATAGCCCACTATTTTCATTTTTATTATCCGATACTGTATCATTTGTTTCATTTATAGTTATACTTTGTTCTGCAAAGTCACCTTTAGCTGTCATAGTCATATTATCCGAATTAGTTTTTATTTCTATCTCTGTTGATATATTAGAAAGATCTGAAATGTAAGTTTGAAAGTCTGAAGAAGGCATTGTAATATATGAATCAAAATTAATATCCGGTATATTATATATTTTTTCATCCATATCAAGTAATTTAATTTTACTCCTGATTATTGATTTTTTATCACTGTTTTGAGATGTCAATATCATATTATTCGGATCCGACCTTAAAATAGTGAATGAAATTGTATCAGTATTTTTAATACCTTTTAATATCTTAAATACCGATGCTAAACTTATACCTATATTTATGGAATTCTCGCAAATGTACTCTTCAAATTTTTCTGAATACAACATAAGGTTAACTATAGCACTAGTAGTTCCGTCAACCGCTGTTAATTTAAGTCCTGTAGAGTCAGCCTTAAAATTAACATCTGATAGTATATTTTTTAAAGATTCAAATAAAATTCGTATAGCATTTGTTTGAACGGTTTTGAATGTAAATACCACTCCAGAATTAATAGAAGACATTATTCTTGAATTATATTATCTGATTTGTTTATATTAATTTTAATATAAATATCAATTAAATTATCATTTCATTTTCCGATACTAATCGTTCTTCATCTCTTGGGTCTACCGCGGCATGTCTTTTCCATATAACATTATTGCACGGAAGTTCTTTTGAAATAATTTTTCTACCATAAAATTTAGTTCTATTAGATATCATTATAAATGTTCCTTCTTCAAAATTAAATTTATCATAATCAGGGTGTTCTCTCAAAGCATCCTGTAGTTTAACAGGTTCCTCTCGATCTCCATAGAAATTACATAGAGGTCCTAGATAGGGTCTAATATAATCGGTTACATCACGGTTGTTAAGAAACATAATATCAGGATAGTATGTGTGTTTTTCAGGTTCTATTTTAAAACTATATATAGGAAATTCAATGTCCATTTTTCTTGTAATGTATTTCATTAGCTTACCATTAAACATATACTTAATATTTATATAATCTATCTTATTTAATTCATTTTTTTCTTCGATTTCGTCTACAGTTGTTTCGCCCAAAACTTCAATTTCTCCATTTTCGTAAGTAATTACATAGCACAACAGAGTGTATTCATCGCGGTCTTCGGTTCTTTCAAAAGTGTCTAAACTTTTCTTCGGATTTACATTAAACATAAAACGATTTATAGTAGCATTTGTAAGATGGGCTAAAACCCATGCAACTGTAACACCATATAAAAACCACATTTATTAAAAAATATAAAGAGTCTTTAAATATATTTACAAAATGAGTGAAAATACAGATAACAAACCTAAAAAGAGAGGTCGAAAGAAAAAATTTGAAACCACTCCATTTAAGAGCAATTTTATAGAAGAAACAGCAGATGTAACTCCAGTAATAGAGACTCAACAAATAAATAACGACAAATATAAAAAAAATAATCTAAAGTTTGGTAATATTTTTATAGAAGTTCATGATAAAGAAAGCAGTGAAACTAATATATCTGATTTTTTCGTAGATAGTACAAATGACAATTGTAGATTAACAGTTTCAAGTGATGAAGAGGACAACTGTAATTATAAACAGGATCAATCTAAGAAATTAACTTTATATAATAAAGATAAAAAAAAAGATATAAAACATAATTTAAAATGTTATAACTGTCATCATTTTTTTAATGATAAACCTTTCTATCTACCCATAGACTATTGTAGTAAAACTCATAGATATAAACTATTTGGTAATTTTTGTTCCCCTAATTGCGTAAAAAGTTATTGTATAAACGATAAAATTTTTCAACATAAATCTTATCTACTGGGGCAGTTCTATAGAAAATTATTTGGTTATGATTTTAATATAACCCCAGCGCCATCTATTTTAAATTTAAAAGATTATGGCGGGACTTTAACTATAGAAGAATTTAGAAAATCGTTCTATAATAATAGTAGATATACATTGATTAATTTAAATTCTAAACTTATTTATTTTTGATAAAGTTTAAGAGCTATAAGCGCTAAAATTATAAGAATCATTAACATAAAATTTTCTATTTTATCCAACCTTTTAATGATAACATAATGTCTTTTGGTTTCATTTTCATACATTGTTTTAAGAGTATTACCCAATGGATTGTGTTGTTTAGCTTTGTTCATCCCGGTATGCGGTCTATTAGGAATCCTATCGGCGGATCTATCTGTATTATCGTTTTTATTTTCATTTTCATTTTCATTTTCATTTTTTTGAATTCTTTGTTCAAGACCAAAAGATGACCCGATTACAGCACTTGGGTTGTAAGAATATAAAGAATTGCGTTTATTTTGAACATTAGAATAAAATAAAGTCATTTGTGTTTTGTTTATATTATACAAATTATTTTATTATTTAATTAAATTTAAATATTCTCCTGACAACACCTCTGAGGAACTGGTATACCATTCTCATCGAGACCGTCCGGTTTTGTACCACATATACCATTTCCACCACATGTTACGTGACAGCCGCCGGTTGATAGATTAAATCCTTTGGGAGCCATAGTATAACCTGGTGGACAATTTTCATTAAGACCAACTAACTCCGTCTTTCTCTCGATGTCTTCACGGGGTAACATTCTACGCATTCGACCCTGTACACCTATTGCATTTTTTAGAGCAGTAAGAGAATTTTCAACGTTTGAGACAGTCGTTGCACTGGAGGTTCCTACAGGTGGTGCACATGCAGGTCTCATAAGAAGATAAATTATTAACACTGCAGCAAGTGCCAAAAGTAACTGCATATTAGATTCTTTCATTTTATTTTATAGTAATACAAATATTTTTTTTATTAAAAAATAAATTAAATATTATAGATTTATGGCCCTCTTCCCCCTAGGGTTAATAGTTACCTCTTTAGATGTTTCAACTGTTCCTATAGACGATGCATCATCGGCTCTTTGAAACATATTAGATAAATTCAAAGAAGGACCTGTTATTTCCGACGTTGATACATTTGATACATGGGGGTGAGGTTCCTTAGACATAGCAGAACTAATATTTTTCATTATTTCCGAAGATTGAGTATCATTCAAACCCCTTGGCATCGCAGAGCTAAATAAAGTTTTAGTTGTATGGAACATAAATGCCCCTCCTACTAATGTAACAAATAGTTGTAATTCAGCTGGAAGATCCGCCCTACTCTTGTACTTATCGTATAATTTTTCAAAGACTGTTGTATAATCATCGATATTATCCATAACAGACTCAGACCATCCATCTAGTTTAGCCCCAATAGGATCATACTTATTATTAGCTATTTCTAATCCATATACAGCAGCCAGTAAAATCTTTTGCTGTAGTTTAACACCTGCTTCTTTTTCAGCATTTGATTCGTGTAATTTTAATTCGAATTTTAATTCATCTAACTTAGAAGACATAGAATATTTTTTTGTTAATTCTACACCTCTTTTCTCCAGTGCAACAAGTTGTAATAAAATTTTTTGTTTCTCCTGTTTGGAATTTTTAGTTTTAGATTCACTACCTCTGCTACTTTGAGATGAAACATCCGAATAATCATCTGAACCACTTTCACTACCACTTTCACTACCACTACTACTTTCACTACCACTATCGTCATCTGAAGATTCTTCCTTTTTACGATCTTTTGTCTTTGAATTATTTACAAAATTTTGATAATCTTCTGGATTAAATTTCGACTTAGACTTAAGACTTGGTTTTATTTTACCAAAACTCTTCTTATGTTCAACGGGTTTTGCTTCTAATGTACTACCTGATGATACCGATTCTTTGTCTTCATCTTTAACTAGATCTATATCATTTATTCTTAGACTATTATCTAATTTAACAACGGGTCTTAAAGACTCTTCTGTTACTAACTTAATATTTGGAACATTGGCGCTCATACTATAATTAACGTCATTATTTTTTTTAAGTACTTGGGAACGTGAAAATAAAACACCGATGGGTCCATTTATATTCTGTTTTTTTATAATTTCATTCATACATTATATAGTATCATAATTGTTATTTTTAAATTAAACAGTTTAAAAATAAATAACGATAAGTTATATAATGATACAAAATAATATAAGATATGGCAGCGGGGTTCTTTTTTATTGCAATTCTCTAGATAATACACCCTATTTTTTGTTAGGTAAGGATAAAGACAACCGATGGTCTAATTTTGGAGGAGGTGTAGAATTATCAGATAAATGTGATCCTGAAAATACTGCATCTAGAGAAACATGGGAAGAAACTCTTGGGTGTATAGGAGATATAATAGATATTAAAAAAAATATTAAAAACAGTCATTGTATGATTTCAAAAACTCCATCAGGAAATAAATATTATATGTATATAGTAAAAATACCATTTAGTAATGTATACAGAGATAGATTCCTCTCTACAAAAAAATTTTTATCAAATGTAGTAATTGATAAAAAATTTTTAGAAATACTAGATGTTAAATTATTGTCATTAGAAACAATAAAATACTCAATAGACTATACAAATAAAAGAAGTTTTATTAAATTAAGGTCTAGCTTTGAAAAAACTATTCAAGACAATTTCGAAGAAATATGTAATCTTATAAAAACTTAGGAATAATTATTAACATTTAAACTCTAAATGAAATACACAATGTTTTTTATTTGTATATGATGATAATATATTACAGTATTTTTTAAAAAATATCAACCACTCATTATAGTTACGAAACGCCATTGGGTGATTATAAAATTGAATATTTGTTATCATACAACTAATCTTTGTCAAATAATAATCATTATCATCCTCAATAACTATTAATTTTTTACAACACTTTTGTAACATTTTCATAATGTCATCATGGTTTTTCATATGTATGTGATGTAAAACTGTTGATAATAAACATACATCATAATTACAAGTAGGTAAATTTTTACCATCATACAATATTACCTTATTACTTGATACAGACACATCATTAATATCAATTGCTAATACATCGTAGTTTAATTTTTCTAAATATTCACTATAAATATTTAATCCACAACCCAGGTTCATTATTTTCGCAGGAGGAGATGGTAACATATTTTTTATCTTATCGTGGATGAATTCATTCCTATTTTGTGCTAATTTATATATTATTTTTTTTATAATAGGGGATTTGATTATAACTGTTCTACATTTATCAAAACTTAATATAATTGTTATAAAAAATAATAGTAGAATAATATATTGTATATAAAACATTTTAATAGGGTTTTTTTTAAACATCATATAATTTAATCATAATATATTAAATAATATTTAATTTATACGGTATTGATTTAAATAAATTAATTACTGAACATTGTATATCCTTAATGAAGGTTGTTCTATTTGATGTATAGGAGTATAATTTGTTATTTCTCTATCGGTATCGAACATATTAGTTTTTCTTAAAAGTTTTCTAGGATTAATTCGCGTAATATTATTTGTTTGACTTATTATTTTAGGACTATTTATATCCTTATGTGAATTTATTATATTATTTTTAGGGGCAACGTAATTAAATTCTCTGATATTTGATTGCGTGTATTGACTACCAATTGAAAATCCGGGTGTATTAGTCATGTCTATTATTTTATCATCTGGTTTAATACTCATTAATGCAGGTTTTTCTGTTTTATTATAATCAAATCCTATATCTTTATTTACCTGTCTTTTTATTAAAGGTCCTGGTTGTAAAGTTCTTGTTTTTTGTCTAATAGGTTCGTATGTAACTATATTTTTTCTCGGTAATACATTTATGATACCATGATCTATTTTATTACCCTCTAATTGCATTTCACGTTTTGAATATCTGTTAAGTTTGTTTAATGGTTGTTGCCACTCATTTGGGAAATTATTATAATCCATTTATTATTATGTTATATTTTATTTTTATTTAATTTATAAATTCAGATGTTTGTTTTATTAAATCCCCCATGGGGTCTACTTTTATATTCTTTGATATTACATTTGCCGCATCCTTATCTTTCATAGAAACGTTTGTGTTTGGTTTTACCTTGATATCAGTATAAGAGTATATTGCGTTATTTTTCTTCATTCCATAACGTTCGCCTATTTTTGTTCTATCTACTATATCTACAGACACTATTTGTTTTTTAGCATTTGCAGTAGCATTTCTTATTATTGATACGGCTTGATTAATCTCTTTATTACTTTGTTTATTCTCTAGTTCGTCGTAAGTTTTATCTTTCCCTATAAAAACACCAACCGTTTGTTCACCGGCTGCCTTTTTTATTTTAGGACCCGCCATTTTAGTAACATTATTCTGTTTATCACTTGATGTTATATTTTTTAAGTCATCCTTGTTTAATGGATGATATACGTTATATGGGAGTCCTGCATTAACTGTTTTATTATCTGGCCATTCTCTTTGGGACGACGCGCCGTACCAGTTGTAAGGCCTTTTAGTACCAACGGACGAGACATTCTTAGAATCGAAGTCTGTTGTTATAAATCCACTGGTTAAACCATTATTTTTATACCCCTTTTCATGAGAAACTATATCACCAATTGCGTTATACTGAGTTTTTTTTCCATTTTTTTCTTGAACAATTCTAGCTGCAAGTTCATCGACCGACATTTCGTTGATGTCTAAATCTTCCTTCTCTGTAAGTTTAGTTCTAAACATTTTTGGTAATTTTAATAACTCGGGATCTGATAGATTTGGAGATTTATACACATTAATATATATACCAATGAATGATAAAAATACGATAAATATTACTACTGTTTGCAGTTCCATTTATTTATATGGATATATTTTAATTTAATTTAATTTAATTCAAATTAAAATTTCTTTTCTACACGTCGGACATGTATTTGATTTTTCAGTCAACCATTTTTTAATACACCTGTTACAATAAATGTGATCACAATTTAATTTAATATTGTCTTTCATGTTTTCAAAACATATACTACAATTTGTTAATTCGTTACATTTTTCTAATCTTTCAAAGTTTTCATTAGAAATTGTAGGTTTTGGGATGTTAGATGTAGTAAACTCCATATTATTTATCATTTCTATAACACGTTGAACTGAAAAAAATGTATGAATAGAGTCAAATTCTTCTATCATATCAGAAATATTAATGCCATTATCATTGTCATTATCATTATCATATAAAAATTGTTCACTTTGTCTAATAGAATATTCTGTCTGACTAAGTTGAGTTATTGATAATTCGCTTGTTAAAGGATCTCTCCTTACTTCATAGGTTCCTACATTAGATTGCATAAACATTATATAGTTATATAAATACATAATATAATTATATAATATTTTGAATGCATAATATTTAATTTAATTTAATTTTTACCGACACCTGTTCGCATCCTAGCATTTCTATTCTGTAAAACAGATGGGTGGGTGTCTCCACTCCTAGTTGGAGTGTCTAGTATTGCAATATTTCTACTTGGAGTACTAAAAGGTGTACTGTAATTACCACCAATTCTTGGAGCCGTAGGGTATGTAATTTCATCATCATCATTCGATGTATCATCCATAAGTGTATATTGATCAACTCTAGGAACTGGAATATTTTTAAAGATCTCAAACATATTAGAATCTCTTAATGAATATTCTAAAGACCTTTGTTTACTAGGTACATTTAATTCATGACTTATTCCGTTTTGATGAGCTGCATGATTCATAGGTTCTATACGTCTAACCACTGGATTATTTTTATTTTCGGATGACAAAGAATTTATGTGTATATAATCTAAACCGCCGTAATTTATATTATTTTCTCTCATAGGTTTATGTTCTATTAAAGGGGTTAACGTGTTTATATCACTTATGTAATTCATAACGTTTAATATAAATATACATTTTATTTTTATTTAAATTAATTTACACCGGGGATAAATTTTTATTAACGGTGTTTAATTGTTTAACAGTCCCCGTTATAATTTGTTGACCGAAAATTTTATTTTCAGGCTTTTTCACCTCATTATCTGTTATTAAGTTAGGGGTTTTATTTCCATCCATGACGAATCTATGTTTAATACTTTCGGTGTCTAATGAGGGGTGATTAATTAAAAAAGAATTTTTAGTGTTGATGTTATAATCTTTTAATAGTTCTTTTCCTCTATTTGTAAGTCCGCCACGGTCTTCTTCATTTGCAAATTCAGTTTGTAAATTACTTATAGTTCTAGACTCTATCGAATTAGATGAATTAAGGGTTAAAAAATAAATACAAACTGATAATAATATTGAAAACATACCAGTTGATACTATAATTTTATAATCGTCTGGATAATTTATTGCTGCTATTATTGTAGCTACTATTATTAGTCTGGTGAGGGAGTTATATTGCTGATTTTTATCTTTTCCATAGAATGGATTTATTGAGAATGAATTAAATATTGCACATAAGTCGGTAAACCAATATGATGTCATTATTTAATGTATGTTAAGAATTTAATTTTGTTAAAAAGTCTGTTGAAAATTTTTGATTATATAAATCAGATATTTCTGTTTTATAATCTAAAATATTAGAATTTCTAATTCTATTAAATTCAGACGGTGTTTTACTTATTATAAGTTCTCCTATTAAAAAAAGAGACTGTATGTAATCCCATATAGCTGTTTTAGTATTATCACTAAGATCGTTCCAGTATTTATATATTCCGATGTCTACAGAAAAATTATTAATCCTATTTTTTATAGTTTCATTATTTATAAAAAATACTTCATCTCTATTTTTAATTTCGTTTTTATAATCTACGCATCCAGCCATAAAAAGACTGGATGGTGTTGAGGGTGATGTAAGTTTTAAAAGAACAAAAGCTTTTTTATATTCCACGAGAGACTGTTCAGGATATTTATTTATTACTTTATCTATAAACTCGTTGAATAAAGTATTAAATTTATCAATATTTGTCGACATATTGTTATTAATAATATTATACTTTAAATATATTTAAATAAAATGTAATAATAAAATATTTATTTATATTAAATTTACATGTCCGGTAATGTTAAAATAAATGGGGTAAATATGTTTATAAATAAACTCGACTTAAAGGATAACAGACTTGAAATAATAAATCTAGACACCCTTAAAAACAAATTTAAATTAGACGAAGGTGATACAGGTTTTTATAAACTAAGTCTATATAAGAAAAATGTTTACGACGATGGAACTATAACAGAAAATTACAACCGACCTGGTATAGGACCAATTCAAGACGGAACATATTGTTCAATCTGTCAACGTTTAGGAGGTTCAAATCATGCAAACAATTGTGATAGACCAAGAGATGAGAGTTTGTATTTAACACTTGGGGGTTTTAGAGATTATATATTAAATGATCCCGGGTATTCAGGTGATTATTCGGATATCAAAGATGCGTTTTTAAAGGATAACATAACAGATGAGATTGTATCAGATTTGTTTAATTTAGAAGAAGAAGAAAATGTAAATATAAAAGATGGGAAAATAGACATCCAAAAACATGAAAATAAAATGACAATTGTGGAATATGAAGGTCGTGTTAAAAAGAGAGGACCGTCTAAATTACCACCTAAAACTGATACGACTCAATTCTTAAACAATTTAATAATATCTCATGAAATAGATGAACATAAAACATCCATAAGAATAAGTAAAAATGGTCTTATAAATATTATAAACATTAATACAGATCCCGTTAAGAAAGATTCATTAATTAATGAGCTTATAAAGAGAATTAATTTAAGTGGATCAGTTAATTATGAAACTTTTAGTGAAATAACGGGGGAAGCTGAAAAAATTTATAAGATTATACCCGGTACTAGTTATATCCATTCTGCATCAGGTCAGTTTAATATTAAAAGAATCATACCTGGAAAAAATCAAATTGATTTTATAGAATTAAATAACTTTATTAATCCATATGATATAAATGGTAAAATAATAGAATCTCCTATTAACACAAAAATAAAGAAAGCCAGAGACGGATCTCCTATAGTTTATTATAAAGGTCTTAAAATAATAGAATGGGAATATTATTCACCTAGAGAAACTAGAAATGAAATAATGACAAAAGAGTATATAAAAGTTATAGTAGTACCATTAGACGGACTTAAATTAACCGCTATAATTAATAAATACGGTTCCGTCATGTTAAATATATCTAAATGCACTTCAAAACAAAAAAATGACGGTTTATGTGGTAATAAAGACTCTGATGTATCTATAGAATTATTCAATAAAATAGAAAGAGTTTTAAACGAGATGTTTGATGAAAATGAAGATCTATTTGTAATGACCAGTTTATTGGGTCCTGAAAAACAATTAAAAGAATACAACACAGTTTCTGGTTATGCCCCAAATGGTAGAATATGTAGACTTACTAGAACAAGAAAAACAGGGGATGATCCCAGAAATTTTTCCGAATCTATGAGACCAGAACCATATTCATGGTCTGGGACATGTCCAGATCCAAATTATCAATATCTAAAACCAGAGGGTGTTTTCGATCCCGATGATAAATTGTGGTATCCTTGTTGTGAAACAAAAGACAAAAAATCAATAGAAAGAATGAAAGAATATCTTAGAAACGGGTTTCCAGGTAAAGACGATTCTAGGAGATATGATTTAACAAATGAAATAGATTACGGTTCTGGTATATTAGTTCCAAATAGTAATTTACCAAATTCAATAGCAAATGTTAAAATAAATGGAAAATTTGAGAAGGTTAAGGTTATAGGGAAACTAAGTGCCAGAGAAGGGGGTGGTAAAAAAGCTAATAAATTTAAAGTAGAATATAATGGTGAAAAAATAATAGTTAGTGGATTTGATTTTGAAAGAGATTCTCGTATATTTCCTGGATTAAATTCTTTTAATAGAGATTCTTTATTGTCTTGTATACTCACTAATTTAAAAATAAATAATCTAACAATATCTGAACAGGGTAGATTAGAAAAGAATAATATATCTATTATGAATGAAAAAAGTATTAAATCAAACACGGATATATTCTTAAATAAGATAAATCCTAAAAGTCTTTTAAAGTATTACCCATTTACATATCACACGATACCGATGTTAATTATAAACCCGTTCGATGTTAGAAAGATAAGTCCTGATGGTAATAAATTTTATCTTGTATTATCTCCACAGAATAACTTTTATATAAATGATATATTATTGTCTATTAATTCAGATATATCTGATACATTTAAAGATACTATTATATTTGAAGGGTATTTGAGTTATAATGATACTCTGGATAAAAATCAATACGAAATAATAGATATTATATATAATAATATAGACATTAGAGACAGAACGTTAAATGAAAGAAATAAATTAATCGCCGATTTATTTAAATCAGGTATATTTTCGTCGGTAATAGATGAAATAATAATATTACCAGATGAATATACTAATATTATATCGGGATCATATGAAATAATAAATTCCAATCCCCTGAATAAATTAGTATTTAAACACGATAATAAAACAATAGTTTTTGGGGAAGAAGATATCTATAAAGACACTATTTTATTGCAAATTCTTGGAATAAAAGGTGAAACTATAAATTTTGGTTACGATTCTAAAGATATAATAGACAATATTAATTTAGACTTCCTAAGAAGTTATACATTTTTAAAAAGAAATATACCAACCGGAATAAAAGTAGGTGATTATTATAAACTTTCTATAAATAGAGATAATAAAGGAAATGTAGTAAATAATAGAGTTTTAAATATAAAAAAGAAAGTAAATGTAATTGAAACAACTAATATGAAAACATATGACGAAATAATGAACATATTACTTGTTAAATTTAGTCCAATTGATTCGAGTTATTTTAATTCTAATTTAGATTGGGTATTCAAAGACGGTTTTTTACTTTACGATGGAACAGATAACTTAATTTATTCTAAGATTTAATTAGATTAGTTATAAATACAAACATTTCATTTATATCTATATTATTCTTTAAAATTTCTATCTCAATTTGTCTTTTTCTATTAGGACTTTCATACTCTATAAAATTTCTATCAACAAAATTACCTTCAGATATTAATGTAAAATCTACACGAAATGAATCGCTTGAATCCTGATATGAAGTTCTCTGTTTTAAGTAATACTTCCCAGAAGTAACATAATCTGTTACTCTAGTTTCAGTTGACGTAGAAATTCTTATGTCTTTTTCCCATAAATTGGACATATCTATGTTTATATCGTTATTTCTCTTTTTAAGTATTGAGTCTAAAAGAATAAACTTTTTAAAGTCATTTGAATAGATGTGTCTAGTTCTGATACCCGGTAGTTCGTCAGAATAAGTGTCAACATAATATTCAATAGTCTTTTTCATTTTGTAATCATTTATTTCTTTTATAATTCCATTGTATATATCCTGTTCTATATTAGGATTGAAATCTCCTCTGTAATTAATTTTCCCTAAACGCATTTCAACTTCGATGTCTTGAGAACCTATTCGGTTGAATTGTTTTTGTATATTTGTTATATCAAGTGGATCTAAAATTTGAGTCATATTAGAAGTTGATATACACCTAAGGAGACTTGCCCTAGATGAATACGATAGTATTTTTTTTAATTCTTCTATTGTTGAACCTTTCCCAAGTTTTGAAAAATAATGAATGTCATTTATGTCAATGGGGTTTTCAGCACTTCTTATAACATTTAGAATAGTTCTTAATGAATTTGGAGTGTTTTTATCGCGTCTAACATTTTTAAACTTAAAGTTATTTCTGGAAATTACTTGAAATTCAGCTATTGAATTGTTTTGTACATAATCCGGTACATCAACTGTAACATCTTTAAATGAATCATATGTTTTTCTGGTCCAATTGCGAAGTGTACCATTTTTATCTTGAAATTTAACAATTGTTCCGCGACCAGTTTTTAGAATCAATAAATCTATTGTTTGTTCATCACTGGGTTTCCATTTAAACTGAGTTGTATCAGCTTTATTCCAGGGTCCTATGTTATAAAGAGTATCTGCAGATGTAAATATGAGTCCGTCTAGTGTAATTTTTTTGCTTATGAAAGTGTCTATAGTTTTTTTATATTTTTCTTTTACTATATTGTAAAAATCTTTTCTATGTTTCATGAGAAGTTTTTGAAGTTCCCCATTTTCTGTTGGTGTATATAACTTTTCTTTATCCATTATATTATGAAGAAAGTAAATAGGTTTGATCTCTACATTAAACCAGTTCTTGTTTCTAAATGATGATAACAACAGAGGCTCTTCATTATTAAACTTCCCAGGCATGATTAATTTATAGAGTATATCATACCTGTTTATATAGGGCCAGGGCTGTGTTCTAAGTTTCCCATCTTCGGGTACTATCATTGATGAATCCTGACCTATAATTCTTTCTCCATCTATTATATCTATATTATTAGGTGCATATAATACATCAAAAGCCATAAATGAAACTGCTTTAGTCCTGTTGATGTCTAACCATGGATAACTATTATTATCTTTATCAAAAAACACAACTTCACCATCTATTAACATTTCTCTAGAGTCTAAAGGATCTAAACTATCCTGAGATGAGTTTCTCACCCTATAGATATTTGTATTTCTATCAATAAAATATACCATTCTACCACCCTTGACATCTGGTATAGTCGTTATGTACATTAACATTCTTGTTCCATCTACTTTTTGTGTTACTGTATATTCACTTTTACCGTTTGGTTTTTTAGTATTTATAATAGACATATCTTGTTTTTCCATTGTTACAGGAAGACCTCCTATGAATTTTTTCATATCATACTTTTCATTTCTAGCTAGGGAATTTTTAACAAGTTTTTCATAACTCGTTAACACTTGTTTATAAGTCTCGTCCTGTAATAATTCCATGCTTATTGGTTAATATTATGTTATATTTTTAATATGGTTTATTTTCTGTAAAATTTATTTTTAAATTTTAATTTTGATTTTGATTTTGATTTTAGCATTTTCATCATAGGATATATCCATTTAACTATTTTAAATAATGTATATATACCCAATGATACAATTGCATAATCTATAAATAGTTTAAAGTGATTATACCGGTAAATGTGTTTCCATCCGGTTGTATCTTTATCCAAATCAGTAATTATTACTAAAGCTTTCATTGGTTTTGCAGTTAAACTTCCAATAATACTATTTTTACCCCAGTTAGTTTTATTTTCAGTTTCTGGAAATAACTGAACTATTAGAGGATTTTTGTAACTATATAAATTGTCTAGTTTAGTTATATAATCAGTGTCTATGTCACCTTGATATTTATTTTCTTTAATTTCTTTATAAAGTTCTTTCCTTGCATTTTTTGAAAAGATTTGTGCTTGAGCAAAAGTATATCCCGTTAATGTATATATGTCGTAGTTATAAATTTCAGGTTTATAACTTTTAAATATCCCCGAAGAACCAAATGTAAACACATTAAATTCTTCATTTTCTATGAATTTATTAACAATGTTATATTCAATTAAATCTTTACTATAAATCTCGGCATCTTCTTCTAGAACGATTACATTATTGTAGTCTTTTGCGTAATAAAACGCCGTGAAATAAGAATGTGTAATATCTGAAGTTGTAGCAGTGACTTCTTCATCTTTAATACAATTTCTATAACCCTTGTTATACTGGATTATAGTTTTTTTACTTAATGACATTATAAAAGGGTCGTATTTAAATCTATCAGAACCTTCCATCATAAGTATAATTGTAACATCCGAAGATGGTATAACAGGATTATTAGTTTCATTTATAGTAATGTAATTGTAACAATCTTCGTTATCAAATTTCATATAATAATATACTTTATTTAAAAAAATAATTAAATATAAATTATATATTAAATATTAATGAGTAGACTTGATATATGGAAAGTTTGTAATAGAAAAAATCCTGAATTAGAAAAATTTTTAGCAGGGATTTCTGAAAAAACTATATCAAGGGGTAAATTATACACACAAAAAGAAATTGACAGCATAGTCAATATCAATACTCCGCGTGATATCTTACCTTTAAAAATTTATCCAAAACCTCATTCTGTTATATTAGTTAAGAATAAATTTTTAGAAGAAGGCTTTGCTATATTTGATGCAAATGGTTATGTAAATGGACCGAGAGACGAACCTTATGTTGATACCAAAAATCATCCATTTTACATAAAATCAAAAGATTCTACTTACGAACTATTTGACCCAGTTTCTCCTCAAAGACCTTTAAATAGAGGCGAAGATTCTGTTAATCCGGGCTATTGTGGTATATTTAGTATTATATTCATGGTTTATTTTAGAAATACGTCTGATTTAAATGTCTGGAATAGATCTTGGGTAGATTTTGTTAATACAATTAGAGAACCTTTTGTAAAAAACACATCAAGTGATAGTATAGCTCTTCAATTGGCGGCTGAAGTTCAATTAATAATTAAAAATAATACAAGTTACTCTAGAATGGAAGTTCAAATACTTGAAAAAATTAAACAATACTTCTATAAAGTTAAAATACCATTTCCTGAAAAAACAACTAAGAGAAAGAGAACAGATTTTGGTAACACAAAATATAAACATATGTATAATAACAGGTTGTATAAAATTAATATAGGTCCTAGGGGTGGGAGATACATAATTGTCAGAGGTAATAAAAGGTACATCTGAATTCAGATGTCATCTCGAATACCCCTGTAAACTGGATGTCTTGGAACTCCATCTTTAGTCATTTCCATAAAACTAAAAGAAACAATTGAACCAATTGGGATATATTCCGGAGAGTCTTCTTTTAGGTAGTTTTCTCTTTGCAAATCGGAAAATCCAGTTCCTACATTAGTGATTACACCCGTTCTTTTCCCATTTATTATAATTTCTCCCTTTATTGAACCAAGAAGTCCTTTAAGTCTACCATCGCCCATAATGTATTCTAATATAATACATTCTGCGTCTTGTTGTTTCTTATACTTTAGAAGATATTTACTCCTTCTAGTTTCATACGGAGAACCTGGAGCTCTAAGCATGACACCTTCTGCGCCAGCTGAAGTTAATTCGTTGTAAATTTTGTTTAATTGTTCTTCAGACTTTATTTTTACCTGTTCTGTTATTTCAATAGGAAAGTTCATATCTGGATAATCTTCTTTCCAGGACAATTCACATATTTTAATGATTTTACCCAGTATTTGCATACGTTCTTCGAATAGCGATGATTCAGATGGAATATCAAATGCTTTGAATTTAACAGTAGTCCACATATAGTCTATCTCATCGGATGTATATGTTTTACCTGGTTTAAGTGTTGATAATCTACTTGTTTTTTGAAATTCTCCTCTCCCAATCCATAATTCTCCATCTAAAGCAACACCTGGTGGAAAAGCCATGGTAAAAAAATCTGGAACGTATGTAAAAACTTTTGGTTTCCCTAGTCCTGAACCTCGCGATATAAACTTTTCTCCATCCCAGAAACATCTAATTCCATCATATTTTTCAGATACAGCCCAACCAACTGGAGGTTCCGGTACATTCAATTCTTTTGATAATTTATCAGTGAGTTTTATTTTTTGTCCATGTCTGTCGTATAAAGTGTGAGCTGCCATCAACTTAAGATTGTCTACGTATGTTTTTGTTTTATCATCGCTTTGTGATATAATTTGTATTTCAGGAAAAACTGCATAATAGCCTTTATCAGTCATTACAATATTATTGTAATTTACTTTTATGTAGTTTTATAAAATTTATTTACAATTAGTATTTTTTTGTAATATTTAACTATAACCCATTTCAGACATTATAATTCTTAAATCATAAGGTGATATATCAATTAAATTAGATAACATTTCATCAACAGACGGTCTCCTTGAATATTTTTTTGTGAAAGAATCTATAAAATTAGTAACCATTTTAACTTTAACAATATGTTTACTTTTTTCATTTTCTTCAATTTCTATTTTTTCCTTTTCTAATATATTTATTTTAAGTTGATCCTGTTTATAAACTACGTCGCGTATAGTGGTTATGTCATTAAGAATATCCGGTTTTATAATTTTATTGAAGTTTTTAATTTTTCTAGCAATCTCTCTTTTATCATCTCCAGATGTCAATTGAGATTTAAATTTATCTATTATGTCACTATCTATATGGGGACACGTTTCCATTAACCTATCAAATTCGTCTCTACATGTTTTCATGAAATACGTCACGTCAACTCTTTCTTCAGGGGATTTTAATAATTCTATTCTTATACTTCTATGAAATTTATCCCACGATATAGAACTCGTTGCATGAGCTTCAGATAACTCATTTATTTTAAAAAATTGAGAAACGGTTGTTATTATACCAGCCAATATATTAACACTTCCAATTACTATAGAACATTCAGATCTATACTTTAATGGAACCCTTTCTAAAGCAAAGTTTGCAGTACCCGTTAAAGTTGATAAAACAATAACGGGTATAGTATACATGTTTCGTTTTTTGGAGTATTTTATATTAGAACTGGCATGAAGCATTTTATAACAGGAGGCTTTGTCTGCCCAATCTATAAATATATTTTCGTGATGTCTTTCCCATGGGGTGTATTCTCTAACGCTAGATTCAGACTTATTGTCCATGTTTCAATTATTTTATTTAAAATAGATGTATAAATTAATGGGATGAATAACAACGAAGATTTCCTATATATTGAAGATTGTAAAAATGACATATACTCTTTAATAAAAGACATAAATGAGAAATGTACAAATTTAGAAGATCTTTATAAAGAATACCTCCAAGAAGTTTTAAAACACGATACGCATTTAATGTCCTTAGATGTTTTATTTTTTCAAATAGAGTTAACATACGAAGACATTAAAAATTATACTAGTTTATTTAATGAGTTTTTATCTAGGATGTATGGAATGTACTATAAACTTTACATTAAGATAATAAATTCTCTTAAAGATATAAAACTTGATAATATTTTTGGAAATAATGTATTTTTTAAACCTACACCGTTTGACGATTTAAATAAAAGAGAATATAACTTTGACGAAACAGAAAAGATACATACTACAATCATAAACATAATGACATCTATAACACAATACATATCAAAACAAAAATATTCAATAGAAGACGATGAGGTGTATTCTAAAACACATAAAGGAATAAATATAAATCAATTGGTGTTTGAAAAAACACATGACAATGAAATTTTACTACAAAAAACTAAACTATTTAACAGTATACTTGAAAATTATTATGAATATCAAAAAAAATTTCTAAAAAGAATGATATTAAAATTAAAAGTCTTACAATTTCAAATAAATTCTGATATAGAATTTCAAACATCTAAACGAGAATCTAAGAATAATGTAAATGTAAATGATTACATTGAAACATCAATTGACGAACAATTTCGGGGCGATGTTTTAAATGGAATAAATTTAAATAATAAAAGTATGGAAGATAGGAAAAATATATGTAAAAAATTTACTGAAAGCTTAATTAGTTGTTGTATTTGAATACTTATCGAATGATTTAATTGTATTAGGGCAAAGATCCTCAATTAACTCTTTCATAGCATCTGAATATTCTTTTATTTCACCCTGTGCATTTTCCGCAGACCTAAGTCTGATAAAATTCAATAAGTTATGCAAATCAATGCACCAATAAAACTCGGTGTACATATTTTGAGGAAGACCAATTCTTGCAATTTCCCTGGATACCCCAGCCTTTATTAGATCTCTATATAGTCCATATTGTTTATAAGAATTTGTCATATATTCTTCGAATTTATACTTAATATGTTCATCCTTAATTTCATTCCCAGACATTTGCTTATTCAATTTTCCTTGGTCGTATATAGTTCTAGGACAATAGAATTCTCCTTTCATAACAGAGTATCTTCCTGAAATTTCATTGACATTTGCTGTTCTATGACGAATCCATTGCCTCTGAACAAAAATTGGACATTTAATGTGAAATTTAAATTTTACCATTTCAAATGGAGAAGTATGTTTATGTCTAATAAGAAAATCAATTAGATTTTTGTCTTGTTCAGGAGTTTTAATACCCTGATTAAATGAAACTCTAGCAGCCTGAACAATAGCATGATCACACATTAAATCCCTACAACTCTCGGGAATATATCTTGGCATACAGTCGACTAGTTTAACAAATCCAGGCGGACCATACGTATCAGTATTTACATGTTTGATTTTATCTTGAAGTTCGATAAGTCCATTATATTCTGGTTCAGAACTAACACCGGGACTTGAAGATAGAATAGGTAATTGAGGTTTATTAATAATAAAATCATTATATCTCGGGATAAGAATTGAAATGAATCTTTTATTAATGGTAGTGTTTTTAATATAGTTTCTTAACAACATAACTTATGATATTATAGGTTATAACTTTAAATTAAATTAAATTAACTTAAAAAATTTAATCATAATAACATATAAATTATTATGCCTCTATTCTTGAAAATAGACCCCGAAGATTCTCATCATTGGGAAAATCATCCAACTTATGAAAAGGCGAGGAAAAATCAGGATGTTGGATTGGATATTCCAATGCAAAAATCAGTTATTATACCAGCTAATTCTAAATCATTTAAGATAAATCTTAATATTAAAACAAATCCTAGCCACGGATATACGGTTCTTCCTAGAAGTTCTATTTCAAAAACTAGTGTAAGACTAGCAAACTCTGTAGGAATTATAGATAAAAATTACCGAGGTAATGTAATTGCGGTAGTTGATAATATTGGTGAAACAGATGTTTTATTTCAAGAGGGATGTTGTTATTTTCAAATTGTAGCTTTTGATGGAATTCTTCCTAAGTTTCAGATAGAAACTGTTAATGATACAACTGATCGCGGTTCGGGTGGTTTTGGAAGCACGGGGGCTTCTAATTAAATTACATGTGAACCAATTAAAAAAAGTCCTTCTCTATCTAAAAATTCAAGGGTTAATCTAGAAGCTATTTGTTCAGATTCTTTTTTTGTTTTATTACTTCCTTGACAGTATTTCTTTCCGTTTATCAGTACTACAGATGTAAATACCTTTTTATGCGCAGGTCCTGCAGTTTCTACTAGTTCATATTCTGGATTTACTTGAATACTTTGCTGACATCTTCTTAGTAGGATATCTTTATAATTATTATCCTCTTCTAGATCTTCAAAATTAATGTATTTATTGATAATTTCTAATATAAATTTTTCAGCATACTTAAATCCAAGATCAAGATTTATAGAACATATAAAAGCCTCAAATATATCTTCCAAGAATCTGTCATTATTTCTTCCACCTATGTTTTCAACATTCTTACTAATAATAAGAAATCTATTTAAATTTATTTTTCTAGAAAGATATGCAAGTGTTTTACCGTTTACCAGTTTAGTTCTAATTCTAGTTAGAAATCCTTCGTCTTTATAGGGATATTTATGAAAAACAAAATTAGCGACAACAAGATTAAGAACCGAGTCTCCAAGGTATTCATATCTTTCGTATGAAACCCTTAAAGATTCTTCTTCTTGTTTAGCTAAGAATCTTAGAACACTTTTATGAATGAAAGCTTTTTGATAAAATAACACATTTATTGGAGTTACATTTATAATAGAAAAAACGTCATCGGAATTAATGTCCTGGTTATTCTCGTTGAAAAACTTAAACATAACTATTCTAATTTAGTTATTGTAATATTCTTTTAAACTGTTAATTTTTTTGTAAAATTTCCATTTTTTCTTCCAAATTTTCTCCAGTCTTACATATGTCCATTATGTCTTTAATCTTTAATAGACTTGAGTGTGCTAAATATTCACTAGATACATTATTATCGGTTGTATAGATTTCTAATTTTTGAATAGAATCCCCGATTAAAAATGTGTAATTTTTTAAAAGAAAATTATGACGTTTCCATTCGTATGTATATAAATTAATTTCATCTAGATTAGGATCAGTAATGTCTACCTTTTCTGTAGTCTCAGCGGTAACTAATATATCATAAGGTCCATTATTATTAATTATAATACTATCGATAACCTTCATCGGGGCTTCATCTCCCTCTGATATGACTTCCTCTATGGTTTTTCCCCATTTCATATAAGAATCAAACGAGGATTTAATTTTTTCGTAGTTATTTTTATTGAATAATTTTGGTTCAAACCCAAACTCGTTTGTATATTTCCCAAGGGTAAATTTTATACAATTACCCTTTTTATTATTATCTCTAAAAAATCTAACTAAATCTGGTAAAATATTATTCATTTTTATATATTATTAAAATATCCCTTTAAACCTATATAAAGAAATATACAATTAAGTAGTATATAATGACCACTATCGAACAGACAGAGCCTCTAACTCCATCTGATAAGTTTGACCTTCTATTGAAGGATTTTAATACTCTTACTGAAACTCTTAAGACTATGAATGTACGTCTCAAGGCTCTACAGAAAGATGTAAATAAGGCTATGAAGTCTGGTAAGCGCCAAAAGCGTGTAACCGAAGTAGATCCAAATGCTCCTAAGAAGGTTTCTGCTCTACAGCGCCCAGTTGCAATTTCAAACGAATTGTGTTCATTCCTAGGATTCCCCGAGAATACCGAACATTCTCGCCAGGAAGTAACTACCACAATCAATAATTACATTAAGACTAATAATCTACAGGATCCTGATAATCGTCGTTTTATTCTACTTGATACTACACCAGAAGCTAAGAAGCTAAAGGTTCTTCTCAGGAATCCAGATCAGCCGGTGACATTTTTTAACATTCAGCGTTATCTAAAGCCTCATTACCCACCTTCTGAGAAGGATAAGATTGCCTCTGCAAAGGAAACAGAGACGCCTGCTCACAAGCCTGAGGTAGTAGCCGACGAAGATGTTGTAAAGGAAGACCCAAAGGTTCCTGCCCCAAAACCCCCGGTGAAGAGACGTGTTGTCAGGAAGTAGATATAATTTTAGCCAAAAAAAGAGTATGTAAAAAATATTACCCAAGAGTGTATAATTATATAATATTAATGTATTACCTTAAAAATGTAAAAACCCTAGGAGAAAATAAGTGTATGGTTTATTCAAATATGTATATAAATTTTTTAACTATGGGTTGTAAATATAAAAATCAGGAAATTATCAATAATTTATGTCCCGAGTTTATAAGAGACAACTGTGTAAATAATATCAATGTTCCATACTACTTCACATATTAAATTAAGTATTAATAAAGAGCCCTCGTGGCGCAATTGGATAGCGCGTAGGACTTCTAATCCTAAGGTTCGGGGTTCGATCCCCCGCGAGGGTTCTTTATTAATACTATCTTAATTAAATTCACTGCACCTGATATTGTATTTATCTTTTACATGCGAACCCTTCTCTACAGTACCACTTATTTATTCCCATTAATTCACAGAAAAGGTGTATAGATACACCTGTTAAAAATAAAAGTATACCCATTTGATACAAACTATCCCTAGAAGACATTATAGGCAACTTTAGTTTTAATTTGGGAGAAAGTATAGCAAAATCTAATACACATGCAATTACATTACCGAATAAAACTGTCAAGACTCCTACGCTTATAGCTTCGTATATTAACTGAGACATAACTTACTATAACTTATTATATAAAAATATAATAAATTATATTAATATATATTAAATATGTCCAAAGAAATTACAATACGGTTATTAAAATTACATGTAAATAAAATAACAAATGATAAATTAAAAAAAAATTTTTTATTAAATTGTATAGAAAAACATGGTCTAATAAAGAAAGAAGAAGGGGAAGAAAGTTTATATGAAAGGTTGGAAGATATTTGTAAAGTATGTAAAGGTAACTCTAAAGTTATTAAAAATAACATGGAAGTATGTGAAATATGTGGAACAGTGTTAGATGAATCTATAAATCCATATAAAACTTTTAAACAAAATTTAAATACTGGGAAACTGGGAAGTTTTATATCACCAGATGGTTTAAATAGGGATTTATCTCGTGTAAATACATGGGTTAATATGAACCCCGAAGAAAAAAAATTACAACATGATTTAACATACATCCTAAATAGAATAGATTCATTGGCATCTGAATATATGTATAATCCTGAAATTTTCGATAAGATAAAAGAGGAAATTATAGAAATGTGGTTTCATTTAATAATAAAAACTGATAATCTAAGAGGTGATAACAAAAAATCTTTAGCCGCTCTTATAATTTATAGTGTGATAACATATAATGGTCTGAAAATCACAATTGAAAGATTGTCTAGACAACTTGGAGTGGATGTTGGTAGTATATCATCTGAACTTTCTAAACTAAAAGAAATATTTATTAATACGAAATATGAGCAATACGTAAATATTAAATTAAAAAGTGATATAGATTTAAAATTAACTCCATTTTTAATAAGAGAATTAGACCTTGTTAAAAGATCTATAAGAAATGCTGGCATGCCTCCCCCAGGGGATAATGGTATATATGGAATTATATATGCTATTTCTAAAAAAGCTTCTAAAAGGGATTCTTTTTACAATACTTACAATCTATCATATTTTTATAATAAGACTGGGGTAAGTACAACTACTATAAGNAGGGAATCTAAAAAATATCAAAAATTCATTAAATAATGTAAATTCTTTTAAATATCTTGTCAGCTATGAAGTTATAGTTTGATACCGTGGTTGAATAATCGTATATAGATAAAAACATTTTGTCAAAAAGAATTAGCTGGTGTTCAGATAGGGTGTTTTTAGTAAATTTATGATTTATGCGGGTTAAGTTATAAATCTCAAATGATGAAATATTATTAATAGAATAGAATTCGGGTTCCTTTATTATGTCATCTTTAAACTCGTCGATTATATACAAACACCGTTCTTCTTCAATCTGTTCAAGTGTTTCTTCGTCATATTCTGCTTTTTCATCAAGAATTTCTTCTTCAATAAAAATGGGATCCATAGATGTATAGAATGTAATTTAGTATTTATGTTCTATACATTTATATTCTTTTGTTTTAGTGTTTGTATTTTTTTGTAATTTAATACTTAAGAATTAAACATATTGGATGTTAAAAATTTAGTCTGTTCGATTTGTATAGCTGCTTGTCTTTGTAAATCTGAAATTTTATCATCATTGGCTGATTTTTCACAATAACTACTTTCTTTACCTTTATTATACATACAGTTTAATAGTAATAAAATAATTCCTAAAACAACTAATAGACCCAATAACTGATTTATTTGTTTTGGGGTCATTTTCATTTTCATTCTCTTAGCCATGATATACTGTATAATAATGAATTTATTTTATTTTATTTTAATATTCAGGAATTTAACATATTAGCTACCATAGTTGTAGCCAGAGCATCCGGGTATGCTATTGCTCGTGCACCACGGGTTTTCCGAGCCCTGAGCGGCGCAGTTACCACTTCTTGGGTTGCGAGGTCCGTTAGAACATGGTCCTAGACATTTGCGGTCGTTCGAACCCCCACCCTGTCCGTAAAAGGGGTTGTCAATCTCTCCCGCAGCAGGGTCACAGGGGGGTGAGCCACTGGCACCCTTAGAGATTCCTTGCCCTAGGGGTGATATGGGTCCGTATGGACCCCTCCCACCTCTCCCAGAAGAACTGAGTGTAAAGTTACCTTGTGTGCTGAGGAACCCACCGCTGTGCCCACGGGCTTCATTTTTTCGGCGATGTGTTCTAGCCATAGAAGGTTCATTCGCACGGCGGCGTGTTCTAGCCATAGAAGTTTCTATAGTTCGTGAACGGAATGGTAACTTAGATGGAGTTCCTTTAAATGAATTTTCTTTAGAGAGAGATTTTTTAAACATATTAATAAGTTTCATTAACATAAATATAACTACAGACAAACCTATTAAAGCAACGATTATATTAACTTTATCTTTATTGCTAAAATTCATAAAATTTCTAACAATTCTTACCATTTTATTGTATGTTTATATTTTTTTATAAAAATAATTTATTTTCTGACCATTTACATTTATAATTTCTAATGTAAATTCTTCAGTGATATTGTATAATAAATTGATTTCTGGTATGATAATACGGTCTTTAATTTTAATAAATACATCATCAGAAGTCTTTATAAGAAATTTACCAGGTAAAAGTTCTATTTGTACATCTTTTAAAGTAGAATATTTATCTAACAAGACTTCTTTAGTCTCGTTTGAATTAAAGTCGTAATCACTCTGTATTCTATTCCCTTTTGTGTTTTTAAAGTGTTCATTTTTACGCACATAAGTAAAAAATTCTACTATAATTACTATAAAAAAGATATAAAAAAAAGTCCAAGCTGCTAACATATCTTATTACACTAGCTAAAAATAATTTAAATTAATATTTTTACGCTTAATGAACTTAAAGAGAATATATATACTATATTATCTAATAAACATGTCCCACACGATTGTACTCCCCAGCGAATTCGACGATTCTTCTATTAAGTTTCTAGCGCCCAGGCAAAATAAGCTAGGCGGACAAAGCGTTCTTATTAATTACGAAACTGACCAGAATAATGGGGCGTTTATTCTTCAGACATCTCGTGTTCGCATTCCATTTGGAATCGATCAATCTAAGCCACAAAACGGAGAAGCAGTTAAGTATCACATTTCAGTTGCTCTAGCAAATGACGAGACTAAGAATCCTCAGCTTCTACAATTTACTGAGAATATTCGCTCTATCGACAATAAGGCAAAGACTTGTGCTATGGAAGAGACAACCTGGTTTGGAAAGAAACTAAGCGAAGAACTTGTTAGTGAGTTTTACAAGTCTGCTGAAAAGTTTCCCAAGGACTCAAAGTGGCCATCTAATCTAAAGGTAAAGCTTCCATTTGTAAATGGGGTTCCCCAGTTTGCCGTTTATGATGAGAATAAGAATTCTATTAATGTTGTAGATGAGGATGGAAATATCGATCTAAGTTCTATTCCAAGGGGTTCAGAGGCTGTTTGTCTTATTCAGTCTACGGGTGTTTGGTTTGTTGGCAAGACTCAATTTGGTGTAGGTTTTAAGCTTCTACAGGCAAAGATCTTTAAGAGCAATAAACTTTCTGGATATTCTATTGTAGACTCCGAAGATGAAGAGGATGTTGGGAGCGAAGAAACCCAGGAGTAAATAGTTTAAAGAAATAAAATATTATATATAAGTAAGTAAATGAATGACCTTGAACACTCCGAGTTTATTCAAAAAATAAATAATAACCCAGATATACTAAAAAAAATACTAGAAAAAGATAAAGCATTGTCTAACATGATTAGTGATATGATTATTATTTATATGCTTAAAAATGATATTTCAAATGATGATAACGCCTAATTAAAAATGCCTAAACATTAAATCCCTAAAAAGTTTAATCAATACATTCCTCCATAGCTCAGTTGGTTAGAGCGTGCGGCTGTTAACCGCGAGGTCTTCGGTTCGAACCCGAATGGAGGAGTATATTGATTTAAGAATAATAAACTTTCTTAATCGAATGTTTCAGTATAAAGTTCGTACAGTTTTGACATGGTTTTGAATTTACACAATGACCCTGTGAATTAACCCTAATTATAACAAGTTCACAACGTTTCAAATCCTCAGCCTTAATTCTTCTAAGTCCGTCTAAGACGGCACTTACCTCTGCATGCAATGAACGTTTCTCATTAGAATTAGTGTTATAATATGTATTATATCCACGTCCTATAATTTTCCCCCGGTATATTAAAACCGCACCATGATTAAAATTCATCTCTGACTTCAAAGCTTGATTATATGCCTCCTGAAAAAACAGTCGCTTCATATTATCTTATACAATATTATGAAGTTTGTGTTTTAAGTTGATTATTTTTTAGAAATATTTAACTTTATTTTACTATATCATATGCTCTAGATATGTCATATGATACACAGTCTCGGGCTCCAAAAAAAGATCTTCCCTTGGATTTATTGATATATACATATAAACAATAAATTAACATTGAGAAAATTATTAATAATAACATGTTTTCAATACACAATAGTGATTTATTTTTAGAAGGTTTAGATATTTTATCGTTTTCATTATCTTTATTATTAACATTGGGTTTTAATACTATAGGTTTCTCATTTTCCTTATTTGATTCGATAATAGATTCTGTTTGAGGATTATTAACATCCAATTTTAACGGAGATATGTCACTGTCTGCTACAAGTAGATTAGATTCATCTACTTTTTTATCGTCAATATCTTTATGTTCTGGTTCATTTTGTCCGTAAGATAAATAATTAACTCTTTTATCTTTCCTTTTTAAGGATCTGTACATTATATATTATAGATTACATATTATTTTTTTTGTTTATGTAAATAAAATAACACCGAAAATATTAATATTATAGTTATGAGATCTGATATTACCCTACCTACGTTGATTGATTTATCACCTGTTAATTTAACTTTAAGATTTTTTAATACATCTTTAGGATCTATCATTGTGAATATAATTGGATTAATTATTTCATAGATTAATGTAGCTATGTAAGTATGAACAAGAACCGTTATTACTCTTGCCGATGAAAAATTATCGGTTATGAAATGTCTGAATTCGCTACTCATTTAATATAAAATAAATATTTTTATTATTTATAAAAGAGGTATGTTTATTATTTTTAGATGTTATAATATACAAAATATATTAAAACTAAGATTATAACCATGTCTATTTTGTAAAAATCGGTTATATATGGATAAAATGTTGTCATTTAATAAGTTTATTTAAAGTTTTTTTATATGAATTTATTGAAATATCTGTACGGTGTGGGGTTCGAACCCACGAGGCCGAAGCCAGCAGATCTTAAGTCTGCCCCCTTAAACCACTCGGGCAACCGTACAGATATTTCAAGTACCTATTATATTATTAATTATTTCTTTAAATCCGTTTATAGAACACTACTATATTATAAATTGTTCTGGAATATTTTGTTATATTATGAACACTATGATACCAAAATAAAGTATTAAGAGAATTAATATCAAAATTTATAGGAGCTTTTAGGACTATCAAATCTGTAAAATTATACAACTCATTAATTATTTTTTGTACATCGATATTATCAAGATACAGTTTTATATTTTTTTTATTTTTATATTCGTTTCCACCCCAAGGCGGATCTATAAAAATAATATCCTGTCTAATTAAAAATTTAACATAATTATATGTAACATTATAACATTGACAGTTTGAATATTCTTCTGTATTTGATTTGAGGATACAAAAGATGTCATTTTCTTTTTCGACGCATATTACCTTATAAAAATCTTTACAAAACATTACAGAATTACCTCCTATACATGCGGTAGCATCTGTTATTATACATGATTCTTTTGCCCATTTAGCGTTAATATAACTTAATATAATCTTATTTATCTGCTCTGCTTGTGTTTTTGTAGTATAAACATTTAAACATTTTAGAGGAATTTTCATTAAATAGATATATAATATGATTTTATATAACTTTAATCGAATTTAATCATAGAATCTATTATAGATATTGTATTTGTATCTTTTATAATTTTTATACATTTGAGGCCTGATTTAAATTTATTAATTGGGAAATGAAAATCCTCTAACTTATAATAAGAATACATTATAATTAAATAAGATTCTATACACCCCCTCAAATTTAATGTCTTCCATATATTATATAATATCATATAATCTATATTATTCATTTTATAATCTTCTAATCCGTACGTATTATAATATTCTTTAAAACACTTTTTTAATTCTTTACAGTATTTATCTATAACTTTTCCTAAATTTATATTTTCTTCAATCGATATCTCATATATTATATTTCGAACTATATCGTTCATTATAAATTTAAGAAAATAATATATATTGTTTAATAAACCATGAAAAGAAAATTAGGACATAATTCTGGCGAAACTTTCGATATAAAATGTTATGATTTAAAAACATTAGACTCTTTAATATCCATGGTATCAGATTATGATGAAAAAGAATTACCGAGTAAAAGACTAAGAAAGTATTATCCGTCTAAAATGAATTTACTACCTGACATCTTAGACGATTTAAAAGAACTTAATAGTATGACCGGATTAAAAAAACTCAAAACTCAGGTTTTAGAACAGATATTATTCTTTATTCAGGACATGGACGAAAAAATAATGTTACATACCGTTTTAGAAGGCCCCCCGGGGACAGGTAAAACAACTGTTGCAGGTATTTTATCTCGAGTGTATGCAAAGATAGGTATATTTAGAAAAGTTAAATTTAATGTTTTAAAAAGATCTGATTTAATATCTGAATATCTCGGTGGGACAACTATTAAAACCACAAAAGCTCTTAATAAATGTAAAAATGGAGTTGTTTTAATAGACGAAGCTTATTCTATAGGAAGCGCATCTACAGAAGATATTTACGCAAAGGAATGTGTTGATACAATAAATCAATATCTAACAGAGAATTCTGATAAAATTATATGTATAATAGCCGGATATAAAGAACAACTCGATAGGTGTTTTTTTAGTATTAATCCGGGACTTAGGAGACGCTTTCCTTGGACATTTACAATAGATAATTATACACCCAAAGAACTTACTGAAATTTTTTATAAAGAAATCAAAGAAAAAGATTGGGAAACGGATTGTAATGAATCGGAAATTATTGACATTGTAACCCAAACACATAAATTATTTACAGGCAATGGGGGAGACGTAAAAAATATAATAGAAAAGGCAATGATTCATAATTGTAGAAAGAGTTTTGGGAGCGAAAAAACATATACAATACAACTAGATGATCTTAAACACTCTATCGAAATATTTAAAGACAATAAAGAAAGTAAAATAATAACTTTACCATATGGAATGTATACTTAATTTTCGTTATATTGTATATTATTATAATATATTATAAGATTATAGATGATATCTTATAAAAACATAGATATGCTTCAATTAACAATAAACGACGACAGGAAATTAATAAATAAAGACAAACAATTAGAAATAAAAAGTCCTATTATGTTATTTTCTTTAGGCGAAGATGAGGATTTTTTACATTTTTATATTAATAGAGAAGCAGAAAATCATTGTGTTTTTCTTAATTTAAGTAGATATATCGAAAGATTATATAATATTAAAAAAATAGAATCTAATTTAAATACAAATGAATCTATTCTTATTTATGTAGGTAAAGACATTAATTATCAGATCTTTGATTCTGACAGTAAAAATATAACAAAAGAAAAAATAAAATATGGAGGTAAAGCAATTTGTTCTTTTATATGTAATAATGGAAGGCACGAACTTGTTCAACTTTTAATGATAAAATAAAAGTTTCATTCTCGTTTATTAACTTAATAAAAAATAATAACATTTATTAATCAATGAGTTCTGCACTTGGTGTATACAATCCTGTAAAAATACAAGACGGTGTATTTTATTCTAAGATAATATTAAATGACGAAGACATCATAATTCAAGTAAAAAAAAATAAAGTAAAATTGGATAAACCAAATAATAAAGCTCTTTTAGAACTTGATTCTAAAACAAAAAAAGACATTGCCTGGATAGGAGAAGAAGTTATTAAAGAAACTTCAAAAAACAGTGAAGCGTGGTTTGGGAAACATATTACACTCGAAGATTGTAAAACTTTATATAGAGATTGTATAGACGATAAAAAATTAAAATGTTTTTATGATGAAAATTGTAATTTTTATGAAAATAAGAATGGATCCATAGATCATTCATACTTACAAGATGAATTATCTGGTATAGCTATTATAAAATGTTGTGTTATAATATTTACAAAAACCGCATTTTATGTAAGATGGGAAATATCCCAATTTAAAATAAAAACAAATTGTGAAGAAAAATTACATTTAGTTGAATACTCAATAAGAGATCTTGACGAACATAAAGTATCTATTGAAGATTTTAACATAGAAAATAAATTAAAAGATAAACTTAAAGACATATGTTTATTCTGATTAATTTATTTAAAAACATAACATATATATAATTATAAAATGATCATCTCTATCGAGGGCAATATTGGCTCTGGGAAATCAACATTTTTTAATTATTGTCGTGAACAACTATCGAATAGAACTGACATTATTTTCGTTGAAGAACCCGTCGATACATGGGAATCTATTAAGGACAATAATGGAATTAGTTTGTTGCAACAATTTTATAATCACCCCTATGAATACGCATTTTGTTTTCAAATGACTGCATATATCTCTCGCCTAGTAAGACTACAGGGTGCTATAAGAGAAGCTAAAGAAATTGGCGCCAGTGCCATAATCACAGAAAGATGTGTTTACACCGATTTTAATGTTTTTACTAGGATGCTGTATAAAGCATGTAAAATTAATGATATAGAACTTTCGTGTTATAGATTATGGTTTGATAATTTTATGAAAGATATTCCAAAACCGAACTTTATTTATTTGAAAACTTCGGTTGAAAACTGCCTTTATCGAGTTGATGAAAGAGGTCGCGATGCTGAAGCTAATATCACTCTGGAATACCTAAGGGAATGTGAACAATACCACGACGAATGGCTATTACCAGGTCTTCTGGGAAATGTTACCATTTTTGACGGAAATCAATCAACCGAATATCATAATAATTATCTTAACATAATTAAAAAAATGATACATAACCCAGAAGAACGTTCTCATAAGAGAAAAGTAAATTCTCTAGAAGGCTCTTTAAATTCTTTTAATTTTTAAATAATATAAAGCATTCTTTATATTTAATATAAGAATGAATGAATTAATCCAACATGTACTTATGTGTATAAAAAATGTAAAAAATGAACTAGGTGACTTTTATAAAGAGAATATATATCAGAATGCTCTAAGAATTGAACTAGAAAGAATGGGCTATTATTGTGGAACCGAAGTTATTATTCCTATACATTACAAGGGTATATACATCGGTTTTGAAAGGGCTGATATAGTTATTTATAAACAAAATGTTCCTTATAATATTGAACTCATTATTGAACTAAAATCTCAAAGCACGAGACTAACTAATAAAGAAACAGTTCAACTTAAAAAATATCTGAAAAATGTAAATTGTGAAAAAGGAATCTTAGTTAATTTCTATGAAACACCAGAAATACTTTGTGTTACCGAAGAATCTACCGAAAAGATTCTCTATGACACACTTCACTAATGTAATTAGTTTTAAAATTAATAGTTTTTCCATATTTAACTAACTCCACTGAAAATACAATAGTATTATCATTGGGTATAGATAAATTCTTTTTAAATTTATTATTGTATAGTGTATAAATATTTTTTAACGACATGTTATTTAAAAGATTTAACCATGTTTTAACTGGATTTGTTTGTTTATGAAGTCTTAAAACTTTTATCATATCATTAAAGGCATCATTTTGTCTTTTAGGATTAGGACTTCTGAATCTATGTGTATGTTTTAATATATCTTCTACCATTTTTGTTTGTGTGTTATTTATTATTTTGTTTACTTTAATAATGTATGCACCTTCTAGACTAAAAACAATATGTGTTAAATTGTCTTTTTTGGCAAATGATATACATTGACGAATATCTTCACCAGAAGGCCAGCCATATATAGTATCTGCATCTATGTAACATTGTTTTGGATGTGTGTGAAAATTAACAATACCATAAGGAGTAGCAACAGAATCTTCATTACCTCTATTAATTTTAAACTCTGTACTTTTTTTATTGCAAACGTCTTTATTACAATATTCATCGTCTTTGAATAATATTTTCCCGGCTATTTCAACTTTATCTTTACTGAGAGATTCTTTAATTTTATTAATAAAATCGCTTGATAAAACCCAGTTTACTGTTTTTTCACTTCTCTTGCAAGGCATAGTTACAATTAATGTATATTTAATTTTAGTGTTTAATTTGAGTTTTTAAAATAAAATATGTATTGTAAATCATTATGTCTGAAACATTAAACGTTAATGTAATAGTTGCAGCCAAAGAAGAATATACTAAACAGTTAATTTCACTTCTTCAACCAGAAATGTATGAATTGCTTAAGAATGTATTTATAAACTCACAGAAAAATAATTTACGAAGAAATCTTTCATATTCTAATTTCCAAAAAGAACTTAAACAAGTTCCTCGATGGTCTAGTTATACTTTAGAGGAGTATCTTCAAAAAATAAATCAAAAGTATCCTTATTTAATGGATTTAATAACCGCCATATTCGTAAGTCATGTTAAAATATTGGCATGTGTTAGAATAAAGGCAGATGATAAAGCAATAAAAATAAAAGTTCCAAATCTTAATAACTTTCTACACAAAATAATAATAAATGCATCTGAACAGGTTTATTATCATCCATATATAATAAATAGCGATAAAGAAAGATTATTTACTATAATAACTACATCTATTACAGATTCTATATCAAATCAGGTTCCAATAGAATACATCCTAAATGAGTATCTATCTGGTGCATTTGACGAGGAAGAAAGTCCAATTCAAAAATCTTTAGATGAATTAAATGACACTGAAAATTTATTTAATCAGGACGTAGATGATGACGTGGACTCTAATTATGAAAATGAATTAAAGAAAGATATACCAATTGGAGAAATTGCTAAATTAATTCCTCCCCCGGTTACAGAACAAATTCAAAATGAAAATGAAAATGAAAATGAAAATGAAAATGAAAATGAAAATGAAAACTTAAAACTAAAAAATAACGAATCGATCGAAGATTCTTCTGATGAAGACGAAGACGACGAAGACGACGAAGACGAAGAAGACGAAGAAGACGACGAAGAAGTTAAAAAAACAATACAAACATCTTCTGCGCTTTTTTAAAATAAAATTTTTAAGTATGTTTATTGTATATTAATATAATGAATAGTTTACAACATGTTATAGAATCACAAAAGAGACAACAAAATAGATATAACAATCTAAAAACAGAAATTCTTTCTAAACTAACCGATAAAATTTCACATTTATCTAAAAATGGAGAATTAAGATGTATATATACTGTCCAGGGCTATACATTTGGTTATCCAAGATATGATGTGAGAGATGTAACTAATTTCTTATATACTAAGCTTATTAATGAAGGATTTTGTATAGTTATTTTAGCTAATAATAAATTATTTGTATCATGGGATATCAATGATATCAATAACATTAGAAGTAAAAAGGAAAAAAAGAAAGAAGATATGAACGACTTAATTCCTTTATTGAATTTAAAATCTATTTAAAAAACAAAATACATTGTATATAATATAATGATAATTTTATCTTTTGATATAGGAATTAAAAATTTAGCATATTGCATGTTAGATTCTCTAGATGGAACTATTTTAGATTGGAATTTGATAGATTGTACAGGAGTAAACGAAACTCTTAGGGTTATAGAAGAATTAGATCAACTTGAACACCTTAAAGAAGCTGACGTAATTCTTCTTGAAAAGCAACCGTCATTCAATCCTAAAATGAGAAATATATCAACTGCTATTTATGTTTATTTTATACTTAGAGTTAATCATGAGCAACAAAGAAATGCTAGAATTCAATTTTATGCCGCTAAATATAAATTAAAATGCTGTGATATTCAAATAGAACATAAAGCTAAAAGTAAATACACTAGAAATAAAAATTTAGGTATAGTTCATACTAGACATCTTATTAAATCTCATAAAGATTTTTTTGAAAGCAATAAAAAAAAAGACGATCTAGCCGATTGTTATTTACAGGGACTTTCATTCATTAAATTCTTTACAAATTCAAATGTACAAAAAACACTAGCATGATAAGGTATACTTCTAATAAGATAAACACCAATGCCTCTATAGTAGTGATGTATTTTCATTCCTGAGAAATTTCCCCCATTTCTCAACACAACTCTTACAGTATCAAATGGATAAAATATACTCGAAGCAACCGTCTTAGAAATAGATGTATTTATAAATGTATTAAAAGTAGAATTATCTGTTTTACTTTTTAGATATTCGTATATAGGAATTTGAATAGTAAAAGTTAATCCTAGAATGTAAGTAGGGATTAGCCCAGAGTAAAAATTACTAATTGTCATTTTATGTATTTCGTTCATTTTATCGGTTTGTGCTTTTTGTTTAATAACCCATAAAGGTGTTGTAATTGTACTTGCTATACATGTAGATATATATGCGCTTGCCGGTATATTTAAATTATGATAAGTTTTTAATTCTTCGTATATAGAAAAGTATAATCCCCAAAATGGTGTTATCGTATAAATTGCATATGAAAGACCTTTAAAACAATTTTGAATATTTACACCTATGGGTCTATTTATCTGTTTATTTATTCTCAAAACGTCTAAAGGATTGCATACTATACTCGATACAACACCTGCCGAAATAGCTGAAATTAATGTATCCATTACATAATATGTATATATTATTTTCCCTTATGTTATTTTTTGAATAATTAAAAATATATACTATTAAATAAATAAAGATGGTATCAGCTGTTTTATTATCGTCCATTGGTATCCCCGTTTTTATAATGTTAATTGTATTACTTATACTTGTGATGGGTTCTAGAAGCTCTATATCTAAATTAAGAAATGACGTAGATATAAATAGTGAAGAAGTTAACAGAATGAAAATTGACGTAGAAGAAGAAGTTAACAGAATGAAAATTGACGTAGATATAAATAGTGAAGCAGTAGATTTGATGATACCTTGGATAGAATCTGCCCAAAAAACTTTTACACTTCCTGGGTTCGGGGACTATTAATTTTCTGGTTGATAATAAAAAAAAAATATATATTCTTATTATAAATGAAAATTAAGGATTTAATAGCAATTGTAATAGGAATTATAATATTGCTTATTCTAATATATGCATTGAAGTTATTTTTTAATAAATTTAGAGAAAATTCTGATGCTCAGGTACAATTTATTATTGGCACCGAATCATCTGTAAAGACTGGTATGGAAAATGCTGAATATGCTGAAAAATATGGTGTAACTGGATGGGGTGCTGCTAAAGCTTTTAGTGATCAGGCTCAGGCTTTAGCAGCACAATCTAGAAGTGCATATAATAATCTAGAAGTGGATTACAAGACTAATGAGGTAAAACTTAGAGTAGAAGAAACAGAAAGATATGCTCAGAGGGCTTTAAACGCATTTAATAATCTAAATAGAAAAATAGTACCTACTGAGAGATACATTGGATGTTATAAAAGAACTGGGGATATTATGCGTGGTGATGGAAGTAGTAGCGGTATTACAAGAAAGGTAGAAGGTTTAACACCTTTCCTTGAGGAAGATTTGGTAGTTCCAAGAGATGGATCATTTCTTACGGTAAATCAGTGTGCAACTATTGCACGTAATTTAAATTATCCTTATTTTGGCATGACCGATAGTCATAGAACTTATGATGTTAACTTAGGTCAATGCAGACTTTACATTGATAATAAAGATCAGCCATGGCAGGAGGGTGACGATACAACTAATCCACTTGGTATAAAAATGACCGACGATGATTTATGTTCCCCCCCTGGAGGTATAACCGATGATAGTAATGAATGGAAGAAATATGTGACAGATGTTCCAGGGGGTGAGGGCGAAGGAGGTTATGGAGGCGATGGGCGCGGAAGGCCCGGAAGATATTCAGTAAATCCTTACAAGTCTCCTGAAAATGCCGATAAAATAACTATAGAGGTTGACGGAAATATAAAAACAGTTGCTCCATGGTTGGGTGGAAGAAATGGACTTATAGCCATTTATCAGGCTAGAACTAGGTTAGATAATATAGACGAACCTTTTATAGAACAAGATGATGACCCCAAATGCGAAAATTTCAAAGCCGACAACCTACGCGTAAATGTAAATGTTGTTTACCCTACGAATGATGATGGTAGAGAATTACCTCTACCATTTCCAAATTATGGACCGACGAACAATGGGGTGTGTAAAGACGGTGATGTTATGAAGTACAATCCTCAATATATAGACCCAAATGAATTTCCTGAATGGGACCCATGGCAGTTAACAAGTACAAAAACAGGGGAACCTGTTAAATGGCCTCATATAAATTATCTACTAAGTAATAGAGATCTCTGGGTCGTGGCAAACGACGAAACTGTATTAGGACTAGTAGATATGCGAGATCGGGCATTAATTGACAGATCTACTGGTGAAATAAGAAATACAGATGTACAAATAGAATACGATAACGACACGTTAAAAGGTATAGCTAAGACGTCGACTGGGGGTACTATAGGAGAAATTTTTTTCAATCCATATCGTATGTACAATAGGGATGCAGATGATAGATGTGGTGTTCCTCAGGTAAATTGTTATTGGGTTGATCATGTAAAACAAGAATCTGAGGGTAATAGTTGCTCAGATTTTATCCATATGAATGACGTTGGCTTATATTATGGTTACGCGCGACAATGCTCTCAAGCGACCTATAACGCGAGGCGCTGTTCTCATAAGGAAGGAACACCATTTACAAAAGATATGGAACCCGAACCCCTCTACGACGGTAGAAAAAGACCTACTGCGAATCAGGCCGAAGAATCTTCTAAGTTTTATAGATGCCCTTCTTTCCTTGAAGACGAATTAACTGCAAATGAACAGGCTTTACTTTTACAGGGAACCCTAGATGCTTCCGAATTGGGGGATTTCAGTGTTAAACCCCAACCCCCATCCCCTCAGGGTCCACCCGGAACCCCCGGTCTTAAGGGAGATACAGGAGTAAGAGGTCCACGGGGTATAGAGGGGGTTCCAGGAGAAAACGGTTTGCGAGGATTAAAGGGCGAAAAGGGAGAAAGGGGAGAAAAGGGAGAAGAAGGAACACCTGGTACAGCAGCTGCAAAGGGAGATAAGGGAGACAGTGGAGACGAAGGAGAAGAAGGAGATGATGGTACTGACGGTACTGACGGTAAAAAGGGAGACGAAGGAGAAGAAGGAGATGATGGTACTGACGGTACTGACGGTGGAAAGGGTGAAAAGGGTGAAAGGGGTGAAAAGGGTGATCCGGGAAGAGGCTCCTCTTCTATTACACCGGGGGGTTTTTTAGTTTTTTAAATCATCAATAAAAATATTTAATAAATATAAATGTAAATGAATGATAAACATTTATTAACACTTATATTTATTTTTACAGTAAGTTATTTAATAATATGGAGTATAGATTCTAGTTTAGAGTCCAATACTAACTCAGATAAAACGTTAAAAAGATCCGACTTACCGGAACGTACAGAAGATGTGTCTGAATTGACAAAGATTTTTTATATATCTGTAAGAGATGCGTTACCAACTGAAGACATTCCTTTTCCAGATTTAGAACGATTAGAAGATGCTTTAGAATATAAAGATGTTGTGATTGCAATGAAAGGGACGCAAGGTATTGCGGAAAATTCTGAATGGAGTATGGGGGTCAGTGATATTGGAGACTGGCGAGGATCCGGTTGGAATGGGAAAGCTTTTGAAACCATAACAGGGAGATTTAGGCCTGTTAACGGATTTAATGACTGGATGCACGGTAAATACAAGTCAAAGGGAGATGGATATAAACTAGTTAACTTATGCGATAGTAATTTAGACCGTCAAATTAGAGAAGAATCTCGCCCCAGAGATGAAACAATAAAAGTGATACCAGGTGGAAAGTCAATTGTATATAAAGACTCAATGGCACACTGGTCTGAATCAAAGATTAAAAATACAAATGGGGTTAGGGGTTCAGAAGAAGTTCATAGGGGTGTTTATAGTGGCAAGGGTGCGGGTGAAAATTATTGGTCATTAACCAAAGGTACACTCGGGTGTGTTACAAAAAAATCAGAAGGTTGGGGCATACCTAACTTAAGAGATATTTTTGACGGAGCACAAAGTATGCACAACGGTGGTATAATAGGTGGCACTGGAATAGGTTACGATGATGTGGAAAGATATTCGGAAAATGGTTTTATAATTGATGCTCGAATTACTCTAATGAGACTTGTGGCCTCTAAGGATGAGGCTCTAAAAGATCCAGATGCATTTATTTCACGGTTAAATTCTATTGTAAACGGTAAAAATGAAAACACTGTAGATATAGATGCTTTAATTACTATAGGAAATGAACCCGCCTTTAGCGCCATTAGTATTTACAAACCTGAATACAAAAATGATATAGATGTAGCTAAAAGACTTTACAATAAAATTAATACTAAAATTACTATATTAAAAAAAAATGTAACTAATAATTTAAAATCTGATTCAAATCCAAATCCAGATATCAACGATCTTAAAGATGCTATAGATGAAATTAAAGAAAATGCTAGAATTAATGAATATCTTATTCAGTTTGTAGCCGATGCCGAAGATAATTATAAAATACTTGAAGACGAATATGAAGAAATTTATAGATATTCAAATAACTTAAAATCAAGAATACTATTATCTTTACCAAATGAAAATAGACCATATCCTAACATAGATAATTTACAAAATATATTAGATGTTTCTTTTAAATCAGAAGATTCTAAAAGAATATGCAGAAGTGAAGATGGCTGTAGAAGATTCTTAGGTGAAACTTTTAGTTATGATGCAGAACTTAAATTAGAATGGCTTAAAAATCAAGAGGATGAACGTATTGGAGAACGTTTAATAGCCAAAAATAACGCAGATGACTCAATTATAGAATATGAAAATATGATAAATGATTTTGTATGCGTAAAAGATCCAAGTCTCAAAACAGAGGCCGATTCAGTNGAAGAGAAAGATTTGGGTGACATAGAAATGTTAGTAAAAATAGGCGTAGATCCAAATGATAAACCGTCTGGTGAATTATTTGATCATGAATCGTGTGGTGTAGGAGAAAGAGCTAGAAGAATAGCGTCTTATGGTAGACAGTCATTGCTCTATTCTAGGATGATTATGTTTAATATTATTAATTTAGCTTACGAACAAGAACAGGCTGGAATAATAACAGTCGGGCAGCTTAATGTCCAAAAAGCTTTGGCAATACAAGAGGCTTCTAGAGGAATTCAAGGACTTAGGGGACCCAAGGGAGAAAAAGGTGACCGAGGATTTATAGGCTCATCTGGAAGAGATGGATCTCGAGGTATTCAAGGTATTCGGGGTAATAGAGGTCGCAGTGGCACGCCCGGAACTTCTGGAAGAGATGGAAAAGCAGGTGTTGACGGTCTTAAGGGTGCTATAGGTCCTAAAGGTACAACAGGAGAGTCTGGAAGAGATGGAAAAGCAGGTGTTGA